GGAGGATAAACATGAAATCGCTGAAAGACCTTCGGAAGCTGCAATTCAGTGAACTCACCAGTGATGTCAGAGAGTATGGCTGGGCAAGCGAGTTCAACCACAACCACAACAAGATCAGCCGAGCTATTGTTCGCGCGGTCCTCAGGGAAAAGGGGGAAGCGTGGCTATGGCAGATAAACCCATACAATGGGGATGCCGACGTCATCGTCCGGAAGTATGAGAAGGGCATGGTCTACAACTTCGGGGCGTCCCTGGTGACTCCCCGGTATGATTCCAAACTGGAACAGCTGATCATTGACCGCCTGGCCGCCGAATATACGGGAACCAAGGACGACTTGGTACGGGTGAATGAAATTATGGCCCGGGCTGGTGAGGTTGGGGCGTCACATCTGTTCTGGTCATAGGAGAGTATCATGGAGAGATGGTTGATTATCGTTGAAAATGACCTGGAACCAGACGCAATAGGCCCGTTTCCAACGGATGACGAGCGTGATCGGGTAGCAAGAGACCATAAAGCTGCTCGTGGCGATGAGGATGGGATATTCGGCTTGGATATCCATAAAGATGGCCGATTAAGATGTGTTCCCACTATATGGGCATATTCATCTGGATTTTTCGAGGGTGCTTAATCCCTACACCTGCTCATCTGCAAGTTGTTTCCTTCCTTGTAAGGGCAAGGGGAAGCAGCAGCTCGCTTGTCAGGTGGGCAGGATGGAGTGATTAAGAGGCGGGATGGTGGAAGGTAGACACACCTTGCCTGAGTCGCGAACGGTAAGGTTCCAGCGCGTGTAGAATTTGCAGGTATCGAATCCTGCTCCCGCCACCAATTTCAGAAAGGAGGGTTGTTAGATGCCAATGCCAAAAATGCTTGTACCAAAGCATGTTCAAATTAAAATGCGAGAAATGATGGATGAGTTAGAGAGGTTTATGAAAGAGAATGGAATCCACTACGTTGTTGGATTAGGCCAAGCTCAAATCATTGTACCTCAAAAATCCAAAAAGAAGGGGGGTAAAACCGATGCGTTTTCACCATGATGCTCGTTTCCCCTTCCTGTGGGCTACCACAACGGAAGAGGAACGGGTAATACGGGAAACCCGCGCGGCGTTCGAGGACGAAAATGTTCAGTTCTATTCCTGGGACATCGCGGCCGGGTTTCAAGCCCTTGTCCGCAACGGCGGGGGCGCATGGGTATGGAGGCCCATGCCAGAAATCCCAAACTTCAAGGGGCCAAAGGGGCCTATCGATGATCCAAAGCTTGCAATCGATGCGGTGAAGTTCTTGCCGGTAAACATTGAGGAAGGAACGGATCAGCCAGCCGGCGCTATGATCTTCATGAAAGATTTTCACAAGTTTTTTGAGAAAATCGGAATCTGCCGAGCGGCCCTGAACATTAAGTCAGACCTGAAACTTCAAGCAAAGACCATCTGCTTCCTGTCAGCGGAGGATAAGATACCTCCCGAGCTGGCCAACGACATTACCGTTTATGACTATCCGTATCCGGATGATGCAGCACTGACCCGAATCCTTGAGAAAATGGTGGAGGATAACGGGGAAAAGATGCCAAAGGATACCGATAAGGTCGTGAACGCCATGCGGGGCCTGACATGGGAAGAGGCTGAGAATATCCTAGCCCTGGTCTTGACCAAGGCTGGGAAATTCGATGTCAAAATGATCCTGAAGGAAAAGGCTGCGCAAATCAAAACGAGTGAAACCCTTGAGTATGGTCACTTCAAGGAAACTTTTGACGAGGTTTATGGTGCGGAAGAGTTGAAGAGCTATATCCGTGCCACGATCGGGAAACCCAAAGCCCGGGGGGTCCTCATGACAGGGGCCCCAGGTACCGCCAAGAGCCATATCGCAAAAGCCACGGCCAACGAGTTTGGCCTGCCATGCTTCATCCTGCGCCTGGCCAAGGATAAATACCAAGGCGTAGGCCACAGCAGACTCAGAACCGCTTTTAAGATTATTCGGGCGGTCGGCAAGTCAGTGGTGTTCATGGATGAAATTGAAGCCATTGCAGTTGGGATATCCACCGGGGGAGACAGCGGTACCGGCATAACCCTGTATAAAGAACTTCTCAGGGAAATGGAGGACTCCCATGGTTTGGGAATCTACTGGATGGCCACGAGCAACGATCTGGATCCCCTGATTCATGAATCCGGGGGTGCTATCATGTCCCGGTTTGGGGGTAAGTTTTTCATTGACATTCCCAATGAGAAACAGGCCCAGGGGATTGCCCAGATATGGAGCAAGAAAGAAGGAGTGGAGATCCCTGAAGATTTTGACTTTGAAGGGTACACCGGACGGGACATAGCATCCCTGGCTGAAACCATGGCTATGATGGAGTGTGATGCTGAACATGCCTCACAATACATCATCCCCTATGGCAAGGCCCATGGAAATGAACTGGAGAGAATCCGACAGAAAGCTGAAGGTGTTTGCATCTGGGCCAACAAGAAAGAAAAGGTCGAGAAGCCCGGATGGTCAACACGGAAAGTGAGGAAGGCGGCATGAGCGATAACTGGTCAACGCCCATGGAAATATTCGACCCATTGGATAAAGAGTTTCATTTTGAACTCGACGTGTGTGCGGAACCTTGGAATGCAAAATGTATCCGGTTCTTCACGCCCGAGCAAGATGGGCTTAAACAGGAATGGTCTGGAGCCTGTTGGATGAATCCACCATTTGGGAAAGAAATTGCAACCTGGGTTGTAAAGGCATGGGAATCTTCTCAAAATGGTTCGACGGTAGTATGCCTCCTCCCTGCACGAACAGAAACCTCATGGTGGCATGACTACTGCTTGAGGGGGGAAATCCGCTATATTCGAGGGCGTATTTGGTTTAAGGACAAAAACGGGAAGACTGGTAGACCACGATTTGGAAATGCCGTTGTAATTTTCAGGAGGAAAAAATGAAGAGAATCGAGATTGAGTATTTCCCAGACGGGACATCAAAGGTCGAGGTGTTCGGGGCGGAAGGCCAGGAATGCCTCAAGTTGACCAAGGAGATTGAGGCCCGGCATGGTGTGGTGAAGCAGATTACGCACAAGCCGGAATTCTACGAGAACGGCGAGCTTGTTGATACGAGCAAGCTGTGTGGGTAGGGGGGTTAAAATCACATGCAAAAACGCGAATTTCACTGGAAATGCCCACACTGTGGTCAAGAAAACATAGATTACTATTATATTACTTCTTGGCCCAAATGTAAGAGATGCGGGAGAAATACTGATTGGGCTGAAATTATGAAAAAAAGATACCCAATGTGGCAAATAGAGTATGAAAACAATGTTACCTTCGATGGCGGTTTCTGGGAATGGTGGGAAGTAAGCGATGGGAGCAAGACATTCAAGTGTAATAACCACGAAGATGCGGAATGGCTTTGCGGTATATTAAACAGGCTTCCAATATCCTTCCTGGAAGAAGGGGGTGAGAAATGACTTCTTTTAGTTATCAAGGCCAAAAGGACGATTGGTACAACTGCCCAGAAGCGGGGGCAGGGGCGCATTTCATAAAATGCAGAGGTTTTACATTTTCACGGCCAAAAAAGAATGTGCCTTTCGCGGTAGACGTGGTCAGGATTCGCCCTATCACTTCTATGGGAAAGGAAAGTCAACAATGTTATATGGAAATTCCCAGCGATAAGGTTGAATCTTTCATTGGGCAGCTAAGAGATGCAGCGAATAGGCAATAACTTTATGTGGGATAAAGTTGGAGGAATAACGTCATGGAACTGAAAGAAAGTTTCTTTGAAGCAATTACCGAAGGATGGCCAGGAGATTTTTTTCCGTCCGATAAAGAAGAAAAGGTCGGGGATGGTCTGGCTGAATTTGTTCGGATTGAACTCGATGAAGGTATCGATTGGGATCACATCGAAGATAAAGATGAGATCTTCGATGAAGCCCATAGGCTTCTCATTCGGGCGATAAACGACCTTGAAGCGGTTGAAAAAGCCATTGATAAATGGAGGTGCGAATAGTGTCACACATCAGCAACATAAGCAATGAGGGTATAGAGTTTGAGCTTCCGGTCATTCAGGCATTATGCCAGAGACAAGGCTGGCCGTTCTTAGACAAAAAGAACTTTCGTTGGTATGGCCAGTTCATGGGCGACTCCGCGATACCAGAGGGGTTCAGTCCGGAAGACTACGGGAAATGCGAGTATGCAATCAGGATCCCCGGATGTAACTATGAGCTTGGGGTCGTGAAAAGCAGAACCGGCAGCGGAAAATATCAGATCCTTGGTGACTTCTGGTACGAGGGCGGCCTGAATGCAGTCCTTGGAGAGCAAGGGGAGGTGTTCAGGCAGTTGTATCTGCAGCAGGCAGACATCATGGACGCTGAAGCGAAGGGCTGGAACTGGGAAGAAGCTCCGGCATCCGTGGAAGGCGCGAAAAAGCTGGTCCTGTACGTCAATGACGATGACTTTGGCGGCGGGGAAAGCTGGGACGGAGGGGGTGACTGGTGATGCGTAGGTGGACGATGATAGATTTAAAACAAGAGAGTGATCGTGAGCTTATAGCTGGATTCCTAAGAGATCGCAGGCAAAGTTGCACGAACTACTACTCCCCTTTGTATGAAAAACTTACAGAAATTATCGCAAAACTTGACCAAGGACACACTTTTGATGAAGACGGAAACCTTGTTAGGAGGTGGTAATGATGTTTGAACTTTGGCTAAGAAATTTGATGCGCATCCACCAGGTGGACTCCCCCACGTGGTATGCGCAATACACACAACAAACCTGGGAGGAATGCAAGCCTGCCAGAGACTCAGAATACGCTCAATGGGATCAGTTGGGCTGGTAAAGAAAGGAGCACTTATGACTGACAACAACCACAACGCGCAAGCGCAAATCTATGGAAACGGGACCGTCTGGATCACGTCCGTTAGCGGTTGGTCCGGTAAGGATCGACTGACCGCAAAGGACCTGGGCAAAGATCCGGAGGATATCTTAGACATCATCGAGCTGGGCCGCAAGAAAATCGTGCCCGAAGAAATCAGACTCAAACTGTTGAGGCCGGCCGCCCAGATCACTTCCCTCATGTCAAGCCTGGGAAAGAGGTTCTTCATTCGGGGCGCCTGGTGGATACCCAACAACCATTTCCTTCTGGCCAAGGAAGGAATCGATAAGATCCAGGACAACCAGGATGCTATCGTGGATGACCTGATCGACAACCTGCCGTCCATCCAGGAAGAAATGATCCAGAAATACCCGCTTTTGGCTGACGCTGAATGGCCCTCCACTGATAAAATCAGGAGCAGGTTTTCCGTCAAGTACCATGTATGCGAAATCCATGGGGCCGAAGTATCCGAGGCCGACCCTGAAGAACTGGTCAGGGCCAAGCGGGAATTTCAGGAAAGGCTGAAGGAGAGCTACGAGGAATACAAGGATGGCATTCTTTTGGAAGCCAAGGTCGCCATGATTGATGCGGTAAACGAGATCGCAGACAAGGTCAAGGCTGGGGATAAGATTACCGCTGCATCTTTGGGGAGACCCAAGAGGATCGTTGACGATTACCTGAACATTGCCGACATCTTTGACCTGGACGATGTGAGGGCGGAGGTCTTGAGAGTACGTGCAGAACTGGAAAGCACCGACGCTGCGGACATTCGAACCAACTGGGATTTTGCGCAGGATTTCGCAGATACCATGAAGGACATGGCCGCGAGCATCGGTAACCTGTCCGGCCTGTCGAGTGACGGGACCACGAAGAGGGTGGTCAGAAAGGCGGCGTAGATGGGCGCAAAGTCAAGATATATTTACCTATCATTGTTTGATGTAATGCGTGCGGGGGATGAATCTCATCATCGGTGGGGCTTATGGTTCCCGATCACAGAGGACATGATCGGGAAACGTCGGAAAGACGTTTTCAGCTACAGGACCAGAGTAAGACGAAAGAAAGGAGAGGATGATGCAGAAATCAAAGGTGGAAGCACTGCCGATCAAACGGAATCCTGAGAATGGCACGGTGTATGATCCCAAGAAAAGAAATTTTGATCTGAGGGATCGAATCGACATGCACCTGACAATCAGCACTATCAACAACATGCCATGCCCGGTCGAAAAGTGGAATGACCTGTGCAGGAGGTGAGGTGGCCATGAAATATCCAAACCCATGCTGTCGATGCGGGTTTTGCTGCCTAAGTGAAACCTGTCCGACCGGTCAAGAAATACACAAGATAGAGAAATATGGCCGTACCTGCCCGGCCCTTTACTTCAATGGCACCCAGGCCGGATGCACCCTTGCAGGCGTGTATGTATCTGTGGGTGATGGGTGCTGTATAAAAGCCCGAGCCTTTAAGGACGGCAAGCAATACGACTTTGCCTCTCTTCCGCCCGAGCTTAAAAAGAGAGCGGCTTTTGATCTGAGAAATAGAATCGAAAGAGAAAAAGTCATGGCCAAATTGCTACAACATTCATTTACGATTGCCGAATGGGAGGAAAAACAGAATGCCTAAATTTACACCGGGGCCATGGAATATGTACGAGGGACTTGATGATTACCGTCATTACGATATCTCAGGGAGGAAACTGGATTCTAATGAATTCGAGCTTATCTGTTCGGTCGAGGGAGCCGATGCTTGCAAGCCAACCCCTGAAGACACCGCCAACGCCCGTCTTATTGCGGCCGCACCGGATTTATATGATGCCTGCCAAGACGCTCTAAATATAGCTGAGTGCAACTGTGGTGAAGCGTGTGATGGGACCTGCACAAGGGCTATCCTTGAGGCTGCAATCGCCAAGGCGGAGAAAAGTCATGACCGATAAACTAATCCTATGCCCACTGAAAGAAACAATGGTGTACGAGTCGGTATGCCATGGAAAATGTACGCATGACCCCGCGGAGTGCGAAAGGCTGAGAACCAGCATGAAGGAGCAAAAACGCTACTGCATCGACTGTAAGCACTTCGGGAAACGGCAGCCGTGCAGGGCGTGTATGGAAGCCGATCCTGATCACCGGGAGAGGCCGTTCTGGAAGGCAACACCTGTTAGTCAAACTGCTGGATATATGCAAGCAGTGAAGGGAGATGCACGAAAACTAAGGCAGGAAAGGCTCTTTTGAAAATGTACCAAGACAAAGAAAACCGAATAATCGTAGTGGACAAAGGCCCATATGGAAACTGGACCTTCTATCGGAAGAATAAGCTAAACCAAAGGGGTCAGCGATTGAAACCGCGGACCATCCCCAAGTTTTACCCGAGCAAGCCGGAAGCTGAAATAGCCCTAAAGAAATACGCTGAGAAACAGGGGTGGAAACCATACCGGGTGACGCTTTTTTGATGGAGGATAACAGATGGTAGCCAAACTGAAACCGATTCCCGAACCTGAAGAAGAACCTATCGTCCCCGAATGGATGGCCCAGCGCATAGCCGTACAGTCGGGCGAAAAAACCTGGGATGATTACACGTTCGAGGAAAGGACCTGCAGGGGATGGTTGATCCCCTTCCTCTTCGATATTGAAACCATGTTCTGGGGCCGCTGGGAGTACTGGGCAAGGACTTTGGAAGCCGGGAAACTCCTGGATGAGCCTATCCCGCAGATTTCTTTCATAGGAGAAGGGTGTAACACAGCAGGCGATAACAAGAAGATGCTCTCAAAATGTCTTGATCATTACCGCGCATACACGGTGAGCGCCCGACTGGCTGATCTTCTCGAATGGATCCTATGGGGCTTTGGGGATAGGGACCAGGAGGAAAGGCCCTCCCGAGTTAATGAGGTCCTCAACGAGCACTGGTACAGGACGTTCAACCTGGGCTTGATGATAAAGTTTCCACAAGATTATTTTGGAGATATTTACGCGGAGGAACGAAGCCCGGATAGCAACCGGAGATCCGGCTTCTTCCCAACCCCCCATAATATCGTGGAAGCGATGGTCAGAATGACCATGGAAGGGCCTACAGAGAAGGCTGATAATGGTGACCGGGACCAGAGAGAGTTTTCCGTATGCGATCCATGCGTGGGGACCGGACGGATGCTCATGCATGCCAGCAATTACTCCGTCAACCTGTATGGAGTGGATATTGACCGCACCTGCGTTATGGCGTGCAAGGTGAACGGGTATCTCTACATGCCCTGGCTGATCCGCCCGGCGCCCTGGCTGAAGAAGGCTGAAGGGGTAAGTCATGGAGACTCGCTCTTGGATCCGATCACCGAGCCTGATCCCGGTCCTGTAGTTGGGAAGCATGGGCAACTTAAATTGTTTTGAGAGGAGACAAGCAATGTCAGGTTATCATTCTATAAACGTAGAGGGCCTTAAACGATTCATGCCACCGGAGTCGGAAAATCTTCGGGGGTATGTAAACGATGATGGCATGCAGATCCTTTTGTCAGTCGATCATGGCAGGCGGCACATGAGTATTTCTACCGCAGACAGAATCCCGACATGGGATGAAATTAAACATGCCAGAGAGCAATTCTTGCCACTCGGCAAGCACTTCGTTCTGGCTTTACCACCATCTCAGCACTACGTCAATAGGCACCCATACACAATGCATCTATGGGAATGTTTGCCAGAAAGAGAAAGTGATTTAATCTGGACGTTTGAACAAGGATAGGGGGCGCAATGTCAACCGAAAAATTATCCCTCGAAAAACTCAACTATATGTACCAGCAAGTCAGGCAAATGGCTTCAACAATAAACAGCCTGAAAACCCAGTTCGCTGATCATGTCGAATGTGAAAGTTGGGAGAATCCGTTTGATGTGAATGGTGACATCGACAGAATTGTTGGCGACGTGAAAACAAACCTCTCCCGCTTTCTGATCCAGCGTTACCAAGAATGTTTCTGCCGGAATGTGCCAGTACACAAAAAGATTGGAAAGTATGAGGAGTGGTTCCCAGAACAGGAGTTTGATGCTGTAAAATTCATTGATCGTATCAACGAGAAGATCCTTCCGAACAATCCCGAAAGGGTTGCATATGATACCATTCGAAAGGGTGCCTTAGAGATTTTGCCTTACAATTGGGGAAACCTTAAGAAGCGATACGTCATAGATGTTAAGAAAAACGTTCTGCGCGGGGAGTGCTATCCCGACGTTACTAAAGCGTTTACAGGATACAATGGGCAGCATGTTCCAAAAACCGTCAGGCTGTCACACGATTCTGCCAGTAGGGTTATGCAGTTCGAGAAATTCGTCTGCCTGATTCTGGATAACCAGGATATGTTTCATCGTGTTCCTCCGACACAACTGCGGGGGCGGACACCGATTGGAAATTCGATTTGGAATCTTCAATACGATCAAAAGAATCTTCCTCAAACGATCGAAGTATGGTCCGGTCCAATAGAGAAAGCCGTATTCTTCAAGAATGGCCGTGTCGATTTTCACTTCAACAGGGAAAATGAGTGCCAGCTGATAGCGGAGGCCCTGGCCAGCGATGAGCCCGTAATCACGTTCCCGGAACACGAAATTGATATGAACCAACTCTTTGAGCCCATTATGGGAGATGTGCCAAGAAGGGTGGTTAAAAAAAGAAATTTGTGATAAGATTATTTGCATAATTTTAGTAACTTTATCGTTTATAAAGTAGGAGGATAATATGAAAGCCAAAACTCTTAACATCCTGAAACCCATCCTGATAATGGCAACATCGATACCGTTGGCAATCCTCATTATCGTTCTGTCAGGGTGTGGTTCTCATGTAACCGATTATCGAAGGATTGGGTTCGATTTTATGCAGCAGGGGTTCGCCTCCATCGAGACTACGCCTGACGTATATGAGGTTGTCGAGTTGGAGAAGGTTAAGGTCTTTATCGTTGGAGACCGAAAGCACTTTAACTGGGAGAAGGCCGCAGCTTACGGTTCCCCTATTGCTGGCTATGCCAACACCAACAATGAGATACACATTTTTGGAAAACGGGTGGGTGGCAAGATTGTTGTGAATCAAGCCATCCTCGGCCATGAATTTAACCACCTGCTCAATTTCAAAAACCCCAAGATTGCGAATCCAGACACTTTAGATATGTTAGGATTATGAGAAAGGAAGGTCATCCTATGGGACAAAAATCAAAGGTCGTTGAACTCACCCCGGCATACGTCACGATTGCTGTAAATGCCATGGCCAAGCTGACGAAGGAAGAGCGGGATGCCATAGCAAAGTACGCCACGGATCTTTTCGTCAGGGAGGTTCATCGGGGCCTGGAGGGTGAGGTCGGGTACGATGAGGCGCCGTTCTTCGAAGTGATCGACCGGATGTACCGGAACGCCCAGCCGAAGGGCTGCTACTTCTGCGATGCTGATATCGACGGGAATGAGGTACCGTTCGATTATCCGGATTCCACACGACTATGTCTGGAGTGTCAACTGAAAGTGGCAAACCTGCTCGTTGCTTTCGGGATAGATCCGCAATGCCTGTTCCCGGGGATGGGCGAGAGGAAAAGGCAGAAGATATTGTATGACCAGCATGTACCGAAAAATGTGGGGAGAAAAAACGTTCTCCACTGAAAGGAGGAGATAAAATGAAATACCGAGGACATAAAAATTTTTTAGGAGAGGTGACGCTACCCGATGGAGTATATGTAGCATCAACTCAGGCCGATGGGACGGCCCTCATTCAGCCGCATAGAACCGACATGAAACTCGATCACACAACATACAGCGATGCTGCTGGAAACATTAGTTATGAAACATCTGTTTTTAGGGTCCGAATCAAAAACGGGAGGGTTCGCAGAATTTAACACCCCCCAGCCATAAGGAGGCTACTACTATGAAAAAACTTTTAATTATTCTGGCAACATTCCTGATGGTTGTGGTGAGTGCGCCGGACCCAAGTCCACCGAGTCCAAGTCCACCAAACCCTGAACCGCCCGGACCCCATATGCCAGAGCCAGGATCACCGGGAATATAACCACAAAAAATCATGAAAAGGAGAAGGATATGATTAGGGTATTTAAGTATGATTTTCCGATTATAGACAAGTTTTATCTTGAACTTCCGAAGGGTGCTAAAAGTCTGACCGTGCAAACACAGCGCGGGAACCCTCAATTGTGGTGTCTGGTGGATGATATCGAGCCACCTGAAAAGAGGGCTTTTAGATTAGCTGGAACGGGCCATCCGATTATCGAAAGCTTTACGAGTAAACTCGAATACATCGGAAGTTTTCAGATGAGGGATGAAACCCTTATATTCCACTTGTTTGAAGTTGTTTAAAGGAGATTGACCATGAAAAACCATCTTTTCCAATTATTTTTTGTGGTATGGATCGTACTGTTACACGGAACCGCTTTCGCCGGCAGCACCAAGCTCACGCCGCAGGGGATAGAGTTCCCAGATGGTACGACACAGACAACGGCTACGTTGATAGGCCCCCAAGGGCCAGAGGGGCCACAAGGTGAGCAGGGGGAGGAAGGGCCGGAAGGACCGCAGGGGCCTATGGGCACCATTGAAAACCCGGTTAACAACTTAGAGGTCGAAAAGCCGGATTCCATAGACGGCATTATGGCATCATTCACCAATATCTCGAATATCAACGGCGCTCGACTTCTGATTAAACAAGGCACTGAGGCATGGCTTGTGGGTCAGCCATATGGGCTGTACGACTTCTCAATTTCTTACCTCATGGGTGGATATCTCCCCGGGACTGAATACCTCAGAATTGACACCCAAGGCAATGTCGGTATAGGCGAGAGCTTTCCAGACTACAAGCTCCACGTCAACGGGAAGGTAGGCGCAACCAGTTTCGTAAACGCTTCTTCGAGCGAGTACAAAAAGAATATTCAGAAACTGGATGAATCCGCCAACCCTGTCATGTTGGAAATGATCATGAAGATGATTCCTTCCCTGTATCAATACAAAGAAGAATTTGGTGGCGACGGTACCACGAGGCTGGGTTTTCTCGCAGAGGATATGCCAACGTGGGTGCTATCCAATGACGGAAAGCGTGTGGATATCTACGAGTTATTGACTATGGCGATCGGCGCCATACAGGCCCAGCAGAAACAGATCGAGGAATTGAAAAGGAGAGTTCCATGAACATAATTCAGAAATACCTTGAATCACCTGAAGTCAAAGGCCTTGCGAAGTCTACGCGGGAACTATATGGGTATGTGCTTGGACACCTTGAGAATTTCATGAAAGAATCTCCGGCGCTGGGCTGTCCAGCCGCCATATGTCATGAGAAATTTGAGGTTGTATCAAGCAACCTTGGCGACTTCGCAACATATCTTGAATCCAAAGGTCTGTCTGGAAAATCCGTACAGCAGTATTTAAACTGCACCAAGATTTTCCTGAAGTGGGCGGGGTATCCAACGGAGTTCACCTACCGGATTCCCAACAAAGACCGGCAGGAAAACAAAAGGAAGCATCTGGACCGCTGGTTCACAGAGGAAGACATTGAGAAATGTCTTGCATATCGGTTTAACAATGGGAATGTCCTGACTGCAAGCACTCGCGCCCTAGAATTTCAAGTGGTCGTGCGCCTACTGGTAGAAACCGGCGCCAGGGTTGGAGAGATAGCGGGGATCAGGATGGAAGATATTCACCTTTACGAAATGTGTGTTTTCATCCAGGGGAAGACTGAGCCCCGGCCTGTTGTTTTCTCAAGGAAAACAGCTGTTTTGTTGGCCGAACTTTTGGCAAATGCGGAATACAAAAAGACACATTGTGTGATTAACAATAAAACAAGCTGTCTTTTCCCAAATGTCGACAAGATCAAATCTGAAATCACACGGATGTTGCAAGACCTGGGCCTGAAGAACGGGAAGGATGGTAGAGGACCTCATACGTTTCGCCATTACACGGCCACCTACCTGTTCTACACTGGAAACATGAGGATTGAGGACATCGCCTTTCTCTTGGGGGACAAGGTGGAGACAATCCGCGAACGGTATCTCCACCCGACCCCCAAGATGATCAGGGATAGGGTGTATAAAGCCTGGGAAGCTGCCTCCGCTCAACTCCGCTGAGCTGCGCCGCTGCATCACGACACGGTGCCTTACTCTACCATTACCGACCCTACCATGCTGTGCCATGCCGATACAATACCTCACCATGCGATAAGCGTGCTTTACCATTGCTCTTGGCTACCCCGCTTTGCTTTGCCGACACTGCACTTAACGAGACTATGCCGCCACGTTACTCTATCGCGCTTCACCACACCATCACGCCACCTCACGGAACATTGCCGACGCGGTACGAGGTTCTACCCTGCCGAAACCTTACCATGCTACACTGTGCCCATGCCGGGACCTGCCAAACCATGCCGCTACTTCACTGTGCTTAACAATACCACCACAGAACGGCGCTAAACACTGCCATCACTGCTCCAAACACTGCCAAAACTGTTCGTCGCTTTGCTTTGCCATCGCTTTGGCTTTGATGCCCAATTCTTTGTTTATTGGGGTTACATCCTCAAGCTCGAACCGACCAAATCCACCACTCCCACGCCATTGTCCCAGCCCCACATACCTACCATAGTCGAACACCTGCTCAATCGATTCCCACTTGATCTTTTTCCCCAACACCTCAACGAGAAACCTGAGTCGGGTCCCCTCGGCCATCGTGTCTGAACGGCTTAACGTAACCCGAGGTCCCTGCATTGTCATAACCCTCAACGGTCTCTCAAGGGTGCTATCGGGATCAGACTGCCCACAATAGATTTTCCGCGGCCATATGAAGATCAGCTCGTCGATCCATTTCCTGTATGCCTTCACCTTATCGATGGCGCCAATCTCCTGGCATACTTCGAAGGATGCCTTAATGAATCCCTTTAGCATGTAATCAAAGATAAACAGGCCATTATCATCCTTGTGAAACCCTGTCCACCCCTTTTCTTCTGTGTCCTGAACGCTGTTCACTTCTTCATCAAGCTCATCGTCGGTGAGGTCCGGCTTCTTGCTGGCAATGTATTTCTTATAGACCTCCTTGCTCTTTGGGACCGTCCCCAAAAAGTCTTCAGCAAAACGAATTTCCAACCGATAAAAATCTCCTGCGATGCTACTTACCATCCTTGTCTCCTTTCCGCGGGGTTATTTTTTGCCCACAAATTGGGCATGCGGTTATTGAAATTAGCCTATGGCAACCAGGGCATTCGCATTTAATGCCTAAGTCATCAATAGCTGGCTTCATCCACGCTAACTCCGAATCCATCGTTTGGACAAAAAGTTTTTCTTTCCATGTATTCTCCTAACCATAAAGTCTTACCAAATTCCTATCCTTCGACGCCCAATAAACACCTATTGAATCCGCAATGTCCTCAAAGGTGCCCTTCGGGTATTTCCTCCCTAAAACGTGATAAGTTACTTTCATCGTTGTTTTTCCTGTCCTCTTTCCCTTCGTTATATTGACGGCCTTTTCCGTCCGTTCCCATCCATAATAACCTGCCACTCGATCCATAATCTCATCTTTCGTTGCGTTCTTCCTGCCTACCGTTGCAATCTTCACCTGATGTTGAGTTACCCATTCGGCCGGCAATTCCAAGATCCTGCATGTGGCAACCACGAGCCCATTGGCCCAGCCCAGCATGTTCGCAGCCGCTGCGTTCTGGGATGCCGCCGAAAGCTCCCCGATGATCGCCGGAACTTTATACTGAAAAATTAAGTCCATCAGCATACCGGTCATGGCCGCACACCGATCAGCGCGTTCATCCGCGACCGATACGATCTTCCGGCCCGACTTCGGAGCGCTTATCACCCCCAGGTCCACCACTTGCTTATCATGGAAAATCGACCAACCGATGTTGTTGAAGGCGATGTCAAGGGACAGGATCATGTTCGCTATTTCTCATATTTTATTATCACCCACAGCACAAACGCAATGGCCCATGCTCCCCCAACGATAGCAAATGCAGTTGGCCAATCCATATTTTTTAATTCCCCCATGGTAAAAGTTTCGGCATTTTCTTCTGTTGGTATGCCACATCCAGCTGGGGTTTTAGAAACTCACCCGCTGTCCGTCCATCCGGCAACATAATATGCGCGAGGAATTCGTCTTCAAAACTGGTAATCCCGGTTTCAACCGCCTCCAGTTTCGCCTTAATGACCAATGACAAGGCCCTCCATCTCTGCCTGCAGGCCTGTTCCCATGCGGCCAAGGCCTTCTCGTGAGTTCGCTTAGTCCTTCTCCCGGGCGTGCGTATGAATTCATCGGAATCCTTCGGAGGTAGAGGTAGAACGAACTTGACCATCCTATCGGCCATATAAAAACCGATGTAAGCCATTTCCTGATCCCATCCTGAAATAAATTGGCTGGCACCGTACCGCTGAAGTATTTTGTCAATTTCAGCCTTGGATTTTTCAACCGAGACAGATGTTTTCTCAGCGTATCGTGACATCCGCACCCCCTTCCTCATAAAACTTTCAGTTTTCCGTACAACTTCCTTGTGGCACGGATATCCTCCATAGCATCGTGGCTGGAAGCTATGAACCGCTTCAGCAACGAAGGACATCACATCCAAAGGAGCCGAGTAAAACCAGCTTCCAAAGTACGAATCCCCGCTTTTCTCAAAGAGAGCCCTCACAAAGTCCATGTCGAACCTGGCATTGTATCCTGCGAACACGAACTTATCCAAGGGATCATACCGGTCTACGTATTTCCTTCAGATCCCCGTCGATAAAAATCTCAACAGCCGTTTGAAGGAGAGCATGCTTTTTAGGATCTGTCCCCCCTGTTTCCGTATCGATCCATACAATCTTTCCAGGCATTTCTTGTTTTTCCTCCTTTCCAGGGCCTCAAGGTATTCCCACAACGGATCCCCCAAGGCCCTTTTTAGATTATTTTCCTGATGCTTCGTTACCCAACCACTTGGCCGCCTTTGCGTGCGTTCTGGGTAATCTTCAGGCTTTGCTATTGGTTTGAACGGCATTTCTCGCAAATCCCTCTATCATTCAGTTCCATCCAATCTGAGCGGCCGCAGGCTTTACAACAGGTGACAGTTGTTTCCGATATTGTGGTTTCGACTTCATCCTCCCACCGGCGCCCATTCAACCAGCTAGCCGGGTAAGGAATGTATTTCCCATTTTCTTTTTTCCAATCTTCACTTCCCACGTGAGTTTTGAGGATTTTTAAGAGATTTCGTAACGATGGTCTATCCTTTCGTGTTTTCTGCCATGCCCTAAATGCTGCCTCCTTAGATTTCTTTTTGGGGTAGGCTTCGTAGAAAACTTGAAATTCATTGTTATCTACATCATCATTTTTCTTGGTTTTTGCGCATATATTTCTTTTTGTCTTTTGTACAGTGTCTTTTGTGGGTATCTTTTTTGATAACGATGTGTTATCTTTTTTGATAACGGTTATCTTTTTTGATAAAGGTTTCCATGAATCAAAATCCTTATTAAACCGGTAAATTACGTTTAACTGGTTATCTTTTTTGATAACGATTATCTTTTTTGATAACAACTTTTGCCTTGCTCGGACAATATTTGGCTTCTTTAAACCCGTAGCTAAAACAAATTGAGACAGAGATATGTGATCCTGTTTTTTATTCCAACCGTATGTCTTTCGAAGAATGACATTTAGCACCTGCCACTCTTCACCGCTTATACGAATCTTAGCCAATGCATCCCAAATATCGTTGGCAATCTTAATATGACCATTTTCGAGTTGAGGATTCGCCATTCTAAATTATAGGGACCCAGTTTCCAGATCGCATGCAAGGGCCTATTTCTTATCTGATTTCCAGTCTTCTGGGGAAACTGCTACCTCTACTTCAATTCGCTTGTGTAAGACTTGGAGTTCGCAGAAAGGGGGTAAGACCAGTGTTCCACCGCCCTCATCGATGGCCTTTTTAAATGTGCCAAACATCTCTTGCCGTCTTTCTGGATCCATTCTTATAAAATTGTTATACACATGAAAATCGGTAAATCGAAAGATGAGGGTGTCGTCCGTTGAGATCGTGATATTCTTTTCCTTAACCACATTCCCTTCAGGGTCTTGGATCTGTAGTGTGATTGGTATTTTTCCCATGCTAATCTCCTTCCTTTCTTTTCTTGACGATCCTCTTGTACGAGGGTTTAGGTTCCCCAAGGCGCAGGGCAACGGGGTCGATTGAAAAGGTAACACTTTCAGTCGTTATGGTGACAGGTTCTTCCGAAGACCTTTCTTGGGGGCTATCGTGAAGTTGAATAATAATATTCGGTGGGCGATCGGCATAGATGAGCTGACGTGCGTAGAGTTCCATCCTCTCTGCCATCATTTTTTCTGCTATCTCTCTTCTCGCCTTTTCCAGCCCCTCCACGAACCTCTTCCCAATAATAATTTCGCCCGGTTGCAGTATGGTCATTTCCGATACGCCTCTAAGTCTTTCTTGATGTAGTAGGACCGGCCCTGCAGAATTCTCTCTGCCGATTTCAAGAAAAATGTCCAGTCTATTGTCCTCTCTATGTCTGGGAAATAGTTCAACTTTCCTATCTTCCAGTGGTTCACTATGTCCTTAAGGGTGTCCATCACTTCAAGTGCCTCAGAAATATAAATCACCGGTTCAACGGACACCCACGTTGCAATATTTGACTCATAGGCACCCCTGATAATCTCAATCCTTTCAAGTGGATTGGCAGACGGCTCAGGTTCCCATTCCCGAACGAACCTATTGCTGGAGAATGACAGGGATGTCCCAAATGACCACTCATTTTGCCTTAGGATGTCAAAATCTCTTATTGCCCGTCGGCCCCCCTTCGTGAGAACCGTCACGTTCATATGGTGTCTTTCGAGGATCAGGAGGGCTTCTCGGGTGATGCTCTCGACTTGGTCTTCAGGTTGATAGGGATCACAGGTAAAGCAGAGGAGAATTTGTCGGGGATCCCCCTCCATCTTTTTGCAGTCGCTTTCAAGTTTTTTTAGGATGTTCTTACGAGGTTTAACGTTGGTGTGGAATTTTGGCCTGAATTGACGTAAGACACCGGGGACGTAGCAGTATTTACAACCATGCACGCACCCGGTATATAGGTTTACCGCGAGGGGACTGTACTCTCTTGCCCGTCCTTTAGGCTCATATATCACGCCCACAGATTTACCTCCATACCCTTTAAATATGCGCCCAATTTACTCCCTGCTGAATCAACCGAATGGTTTTCCTGTCAACGCCATACAGTCTTGCCAAAGATGCCTTCGAGTGGCCCTGATCGTACTTAATTCTTCTCGCTTGATCCTCAGAGAGTATCGCCCGACCAGCCTTCTCTCCAAACGCAGACCTTCCCCTCTTAACCCTATCGGCAACATTATCCGCATGTGTCCCCAGTTTTAGATGTGATGGATTTACACACATTCGATTGTCACATTTATGTCTAACAACAAATTCTTTTGATAGGATGCGGCCATGTTTCCATTCGTAAACCAACCTGTGTGCATGCCCATAAGATCCATTTAAAGAACCTCTCGCGTATCCATCCTTATCGACATCGTTCGTTTGGCAGATCCAGCACCGGCCCACCTTTCGATATTTAAACGGAAACTGCACGCCTATCCCTCACGAAAAACAAAAAGGCCCGGCACCCATATTGGGAACCGAGCCTTTTCGCATTTTTGTCGCGCTTTTTACGCTGTTTTCTGTATCATTTCTTACTTCATATTTATCACCAAACCTATTGGTTTTTCTTGCGTGGTGGGCGGTGCGAGATTTGAACTCGCGGCTTCCACCGTGTGAGGATGGCACTCTCCCTCTATACAGACTTACCAGTGTTATTTCCAATATTTACAACCTTGTCCGACTTGCGCTTTTCGCGCTTTTGTCGCAACCCATATAGCTTGGCGGTTTGGGCTGTAAGCATTTCCACGTAGTTTTGTGTCATTTTAATATCAGAATGACCATAACCTTGGGATACGGTAAAAATGTCATATCCATCCTGTATCCGTTGCATCCCCCACGAATGCCGCGTGGCGTTTTTCAGGGGGATTCGAGGAATGCCGGCAGCATCACATGCCTTCCCAAGTCTATCCCGCAGATAATCGTCTGAATAATGGCGCCCCCAACAATTGGTAAAAACGAATCCCTTGAGCCCGCTGATTTTCCTGGCAGCCACATAGCAAGCTAAGAGATCATCGCAATGCGGAATAAGCCTTGGCTTTTTGGCCTTAGTTGGCCCAAAGGTACCATCTCTTCTAATGGTTTTTGAAATAACGGTTTTTCCCTTTTGGAGATCAATATCGCCTTGTTGCAGGGCTATAGCTTCTCCAACACGACACCCTGTTATGAATAAAAATTCATATATAGGCCTGTCGTATTTTGGTAAATGATCCAGAACACTTTCCTGTTCCTCCGCGGTAAGCCATTCAATATGCTGGACTGGATCGACTATTCTTTTTGGAAAATGAGGGACCTTCTCAATGATGTCTAACTCGTAGGCTTCATTAAAAAATCGTTTAACCCACTGATGGATATCATTTAAATAATGTGGTGATAGCTCTTTTTCTCTAAGCCACCTCCACCATTCGTTCAGATGATATGCTCGGACGTCTCGCATCTGATGTTTTCCTAGACAACCCAAGTGGTGTTCTCGGATGGTAGAAAGTTTGGCATAGGTTCCAGGGCTTTTTTCATATTTACTTTCGAAATACCCCCAGAACCGATCAAGCTTAGTGGCCGACTGCTGTTTATAGATTTCCGGGTCGAATATCCCTGTCTGGATTTCCGACCTGATTTGGCCAAGAAGATTGTTCGCCCGATTAAAGTCATGGACGGTTCGGCCGTCCCTATCGTGGCTTATTGCCAACCTTCTTTTTTGGAACGGAATTTTAATAATAAATTTGGTTGGTTGCGTTTTGCATTTATCGCAAACAATAGGGTACCCGCCCCTTGAGGTTGGGTACCTACCGCCACACCTGGGACACCGCTGATAAGTCCAAATAATTCCGCTCATGACAGTTCCTCCTACGGGTTGATAAAAGGAACTATCATATTTACGCTTGTCCGAAATTGTCAAGCTACACCTACAGAGAAGCCGTCCCCTCAATCCTTTCGGCTTCATCGAGGATATCGACCAAAAACTCAATTTTTGATTTGCATGCGAAGAATTGCGGATCCCGACAAAGACTTTCGGGATGATCGAGGGCCATCTGGAAAACGTTATCTTTCTGGACGGCCAACAAAGAGGTAAGGTGGTCTTTTAATTTGTAAAACATAATGAATTCTATTCACCTCCGTCTTGACTTTGTGCGCATAACGCACTATTTTGTTGACAAAGGGTCGAAGATAAGATAGTATTGCGTGGACTTGTTAAATATGGAGATCGAGCTTTAAAAGCTTTTCGACGGCGATAACAACCTCACCCGGTGCGTTGCTTGCCCCCGTCTCATATTTTGCAATATTATCTCGTTTCTTTCCCACCCTATCCGCGAGTTCCTGTTGGGTAAGCCCCAGTCTTCGCCGGGCATCCCGCATCCACACCGCGGTAGGTCGATCTCGTTTGTGTCGTGAGGCTCTTAGTTTCATGGAAAAGGATCATAATTTAAAAAAATGGGCCTGTCAAGCACAAAATGTGGCCCCAGTAAAAAAATGTTGAATAATTTGACGGAGGACGTAACCATGCAAGATAAAGCAAATTTGCCGCAATGCGTAAGGAAGAACCTGTACCGCATTCGAAAAGTGTTAAAGGTCAACCAAGACGATTTTGCCGCGGCCATGGGGCTTCAGAGAACGGGCTATACAAAAAAGGAAGTGGGGACTACGCCGATCACCCTGGAGGACCTGGAAAGTATCATGAACGCATACCCGCAAATCACCTTACCTGACCTATTGCTGGGCTGCCCGAGCATGGGGCAGGCGTATCATGCCATCGGCCTTGAAGAGGCCGCACGGCAACGATTTCCGTATCTGGAGCAGGTAATCTTAACCGCAAATCTCGTGGCAAACGATGGGGACGATAAGGACCTTGGGTTTCTTCAGAGATGCCTTGAGTATGCCGTATTGAAATTGGGCATAGGTAAGGGACCCCGAAAAAAAATGGTACAGGAAAGCGCCTCCTAAACATCGAACAATCCCCGCCGTTGCCACCAATCCCCTAAAAAATAACCGAACCAATTCTCCTGTTTTCACAAAGAGCCAGGCACCCATCGGTTTCCTGGTTTTTTTGTGCCCGACACAAAAAAGTGCTTGACAGTCACAAATAAAAGTGCATAATAAGGCCTCAAAAACCAAGAAAGGAGGCAACCATGATCCACATGAAGTCAGTCGAGTCCAGTATGATCAGCCATATTGGATACGACCAAGAAACTCGCACCCTAAGGATTCGATTCCATAAAGGGTCGAATGATTATGAATACCCGGACGTACCGGTTGAGGAATATGAGGTTTTGCGGGGAGCCCCCTCGATCGGATCCCATTTCCATAGCAGCATCAAGAAGGTTTACGGAGAGAATGTCAGGAAAGTACCACAAGGATAGTGACTATCCGTCGGTCACGCAGATCCTATCTCCGTATTCTGGGTATGACCAGGTCCCCCCATGGAATTTGGAGAAGGCCGCGGAGAGGGGAAGGATCGTACATGCCCATAACGCGGCCATCCTACTGGGAAAGTGGGCGCCTTCTCCACCTGCGGAATATGCCGGATACGTTGAGTCCGCAAGGCTGTGGATCGAGATGTTCGTTGACGATGTGATTCTGGTCGAGCAGGAGCTGGAGGATCACGATCTCTGTTACTGTGGGCATCCCGATCTTTGCATCAGGTCCAATAAACTTGGGGGGATCATTCTTCCAGACTGGAAGACGCCGGCCGCCCTTCATCGCAAGCCCTGGGGCGCTCAGATGGCCGGATACGAGAACCTGTTAAAGGAGGACCCCAAGTATAAGATCCCGAAGGTTGACCGCATAGGGGCCTTACGCTTGAGCCCTGAGGGCAAAATAGCGAGATTCGATGAGTTCACGGAAAACCGGATCGCCTACTGGGCGGCTTTCTATGGGGCGTTAATCGCGCATAATTTTTTCAATCAACCCTGAAAGGTATGACTGGACATGACTTGGAACCGACGATTTTACTTTCTCAATGATATGATGGAGGCGTACCGGCAAAACCCAATGTCCTATAAGACGAAACTGAGGTCCCTTGGATTTCGAAGCATGAACGACGTTCCGGAAGACCAGGAACAGATGGTATTGCAGCAGGTTACCCAGGGCACAGAAGGGAGGTATGATGGCGTTCAATTATGCACCAGGTCAATCCAAGAGTAAGGAACCGGAGGATCTTCCCGTAAGGATCAGGCCGTTTGACGTGGATGCGGCCAAGCGGGAGTTTGAGCCATATCGCAAAAAGATTTTGGCCATGAAAGAAATTGCCACAGCTTTTGAGGTGGTAGACGATGCTACCAATGCTGAAGCCGTTACGATGATGGGGCAGGCGAGGGCGCTATCGAAGGCCGTTACGAGCCTGAAGGACAAAAAACTCCGGCCGCACAACGATTATAGGACGAAGTTGATTTCTTTCGCAAAAGCGTTCTCTCAGCCTGCGGAAGAAGCGGTTGACATTTTTCGGAAAAAAACAGAGGCGTTTGCCTACAATAAATTATTGAAGAAACGGGAAGAAGAGAAAAAACAAAGAAGACTTGCGGAAAAGAGGCAGGCGGAGCTTAACGCTCAGGCAGAAGCGGCTGGCGTCGAAAAGGTTACACTTCCACAGGTACCCGTTGAACAAAAAGAGAAACTCCAAACGCGCACGGAATCAGGAAGCAGCTTGAGCATCGAAATGGTATGGGTTGCAGAGATCACTAATCCAGACAAGGTTGATAGGGTTTTGTGTTCCCCGGACCCAAAGAAAATCCAAGAGGCTGTGGATGCTGGGCTTAGGAACCCACAGCCTGGGTTGGATATCAAGGAAGTTCCGAAAAGTAAGTTGAGGGCATAGAAAGGAGATTTTATGGCAACACAGCAACTAACAGTGGTACAGCAAAAGGCAATTTCGTTGAGGGAGGAACTGTTCGCCAAACAGAAACAATTTGAGGCTGCCATGCCTAAATGGATGGACGCAGAACGGTTGCTCAGGATCGTGTTTACGACGGCATTAAAAAACCCGCGCATCCTCGATTGCACCCGAGAGAGCATCTTTGGGGCGATAATGCAGGCGGCCCAGCTCGGAACGGAACCCGTACTGGGACGGGCATATCTCATTCCGTACAACAACAACAAGCAGATAGGGGGGAGATGGCAAAAGGTTCTCGAATGCCAGTTCCAGTTAGGCTATCAGGGCCTGATCGATTTAGCCAGGCGAACCGGTACCATTTCTGACGTGTATGGGTTCAACGTTTACGAAAACGATGAATTCGACATTAAATATGGCACCGAGCGGGAGATCATTCATAGGCCGTGGTACCTCGACCGTGAAAAGAGAAAAAGTGGTGCCAGCGGTGAAATATTCGGGGCTTATTGTGTGTGGGTCCTCAAGGACGGTACCAAGCACCCCGAATTCATGTTCATCGATGACATTCACAAGAGACGTGACCGGTCCCAAGCGTACCAAAACGCAATCAAATATAAAAACGAGGACTCTCCGTGGCTGGTATGGCCGGAGGATATGAACCTAAAGACCGTGCTCAAGCATTCATCCAAGATGGTCCCGGCATCAATCGAGTTCATGAAGGCAGTTTCCTTCGACAATGAAACTGATATGGGGCAGACAGGGGGCGGCTTCAACCCGTTCCTAAGTGGAGCCTTGGGAGGCGGTCCTGCAGACCTTACCGAACCCCCACAGCCACCGGATATGGGCGAAGAGTTTTCCAAGTTGATCCAGGCCGAGAACCTTTCGAAGGAGCATGTGGACAAGTTCATTTCTGCATGCACGGAAGAGTATGGCAGGGCGGAAAGCGAGATCATGGATGATGCGCTGGGAGATCCGCAGGCATTCACGAAGGCGTTTAAGGAATGGGAGGCAACCAACTATCCGCCAAAGGGGGAGGGTGGATCTACCCCGCCTCAAGAAGAGCAGAAAACCCTGAAGGATGATATTGGAGGCCTCAAGAAAACGGGTCTGAAAGCATGGGAAGAGAAGCATCGTGGTGAGATTGATGGCCTATCCCCAGAGGACAAAGATTTCTTCTTTGACAAGTGGCGCCGTGTCATGGGAGCGGGTTATCGAGCCGAGGGCCAGCCCGGGTATAAGCCTCGTGCCAGCGCCCCACCGCCCCAAGACTCTACCGGGCAGGCAGAACCGCCTCAAACCGAAGAAGAACCGCCTCCCCAGAACGAGGGACAGATAGGATCCAACCTGTTCCAAGGCATGGATGATGGGGAAGACGAGGACGACCCTAAGCTCAAAGAGAAAGAGCAGCAAAACCGAATGAAAGCGGCGTTCCAGTCTGCAATGCTGCAATACAAAGAGCAGTTGGGCGAGGCAAAGTTTCTCCAGGTTTTACGAAAGGGGAAGTACGCCGAAATCAATGACGTCCCCCCGGACGAATTCGATCTCGTCCTGCAGGACATGGACGCAGCGCTAACCGAACAATAGGCGATAGGGGGGCTCGGTGACTGACCGATCCCCCCAGATCGCGCCCTATCTTGCAAAGCCCCAGGAAAACGACAGGCCAAATTCTTCAGCCCCGCCATAACGAACAGCCATCATAAACGTATTGGCGATGCAAGGGATCATCTTTGCCTTGGCAATCAGATCGGCACAAAACTGCTTATCGACCCGTTCGCGTTCGGCGTCGTTTCCCGGATCACCATAGGCATAGCACAGGTCATGCGGTAGGCAGCACTTATAAGTGATATCCCGCCAATCGCAACCGGTAAACAGGCCCATCACCTTATCGGGCAGGCACGAACAGCCGTCAAATTTCCAGCTCTTGAATTGATCTGGATCAGCCTCGATTCGGTCCACTAGGTAATCCAGACCAAAGTGTCGGCACAATTCAAGGGCATGGTCGGTCGTAACGATTTCATTGATTTCGGGAAGCTTCATTTTTTACCTGTGATATTTCTTGGCTGCAAACCTCTGGACATATCCCATACACCAGCGAGTAGGGTAATTACCTTGTCATCCCACACCCATTTTGTTTTCTTGGCGGTGTACTTCAGCCCACCCAATACGATTGGTATTGCAATGGGCGAAATCCACCACCAATTTAGGGCGATCCATTCCATGTCAAATCATGTCATTCCATGTCAACTTTTACGGAAACGGATTTAACAGGAAGCCCGCATTCCCTACAGATCGTCGTCACGACGTTCGAAAAATTTTCGTCAAGAGACTCGACGAGAGCTTTCATCTCTTCATCCGTGATTTCCTCGCCACCAGGGGAATCATCTGCGGTTACCCCCTTAACCTTTACCAGCACTTCAGCGGCCTCTTCTGCCACTTCCATCGCAAGCCCGAAATATTTAAACATTGATGAAAATCCCATTGCTCTTTCTCCTTTCGTTGTTGTGCTCCCCGTTTCTCACCTTCCCCCACCGTCATCGTGGGCGTCATTCACTGGCGGGAGCACAGTTTGGGTTGTTACCGTGTGTCATCCAAACCAAATCATATCCGGAGTTTTTCCTTTTCGCACTTCGGCCAGGGTCTGGATCCGGTCGCCGCACTGATCACACTCATAAAGAGTTCCGGATACAGCATACACCTGGCGATAAGTACCACCACATTGGCACTTGACCGATTCAGACCTCGGTTCCTTGGCCTTCTTGATCGGTACCAATTCCCCGGCGCCTCCTTTCCTCATCTACCAGTAGCTGAAGGCTTTCCATCATGCACTCGACCCGTTGATCCGTTTCATCAATGGCTTTCCTGGCGTCATTCAGAGTCTTGCGCATCGAATAAAGCCCGTTACGAAGGATGTGCTGTATGGAAAGCGTCCCGTTCTCAGCCTCTTTTTGTTCGATTTCCTTGGTGCTCATTGGGGGACAACACCATTATCCTTTAGAATTTTGAGCAGTTCCGTATTATTATTTTTCAGGGCGTCAGCAATGCCCTTTTCAAACTTGGCAGCCGTTCTTTCGCAAAGCAGGGTATGCGTGTCTATTGTTATATACTTTTCGGTCAAGAGGGTTCTTAGATCGTCATGCTTTTGAAGGCCTTCCTCTGATATGTGTAAGGCACCGGAGGTTTTTTTCGACCTTTCAATAACCGGGATATTCTCAATGGCTTTCCTTAATCCCTCTATCTCATTTCGTACAAGCGTGAGTTCTGAAGAGGCATGAACCCTTCCATTATTTTTTCTGGCAGACAGTTTGTACCCCCCCAAAATACCTCCCAAGGCACCGCCTATAAAACTTCCGAGAACCAATCCAGCTTCAATTAGTGTGGGATCGATATGAGACATGAGAGACCTCCTCTTTTCCCCGCCATTTTACCCCGTCCATACAAAAGACCTCGTGGTTACCTCTCTTTTACTTCTGTGCTTTTAGTTGTTCGATTTCAGCCTTCAGCTTTTGCATTTCTACCAATATGGGTACAATGAGTTTTTCAAGGTTCACACCCATCAATTTCCCGTCCACTGAGAACGTCAATTCCGGTTTGACCCCATAGACCTCTTCTGCAATCAGACCCATTTCGGTAGCCTGGGTGAACTCCGTATTAGAGTATTTTGCGGGGACAAACTTTCTGACTTCGCCCGATTCGTCCCAGTGTGCGTCTGATAATTTGACACGTCGATTATATTTACGGGGTGTTAGGGCATAAATCCAACTTGAGTCTGTGAGATTTTGGATATTGATTTTTGATGCAGCGATAGAGGAATTGTACCCCATCTCCCCATCGTCAGGGTCGATATAAAGGGCTGTTTCGTTATCGTCACCCGCTAAATCATGGACCGCCACGGCTGGCATAAATACAATCCCCGATGCATTCAGTGTAATTCCCGTGTTCCATCCTATTGCGCCCCCTTGGGCCACTGCTGCATCATAGTAGAAAGTTAACAAATCACTACTTTTCAGTAATAGAAAGTTCGATCCAGCATCAGACGATTTCCACGCACCATCATGATAACAGTCAAACAATAATCCAACGGCATCGTGGGCTGCCGGACGAAAACCTAAGACCGGGTAATTATCCGCTGTGGTTGTTATTTGCAGAAATGGTGTTGCCCCGTCAATAGCAACTTGAGCAGCACCTACCCCGCCGTGGGGGACCGTGGACGTTCCAATGCCTAACTTCCCTGATGTATCAAGCGAAATACCCGTGTTCCATGTGACCGCCCCACCTTGCGCTACACCGGAATCGTAATAAGTGGTAAACGTATCGCTTGCCTTTAAAAGAAGAAAGTTCGATCCAGCATCAGATGATTTCCATGATCCATCAAAATAACAATCCAAGCCTATTGATGCACCGTCGTGAGCAGATGCCCGAAATTGGAATATTGGATAATCATCAGTGGTGGTTGATATCTGTATGTTTTGAGGAGAGGCTCCATCAATTGCCAGCTTAGCAGCACCTACTCCACCGTGAGGGACGGTCGTTGTCCCGATACCGACTGTCGTAAAAGCTCCAGTGCTTGGCGTAGTGCTCCCTATAGGATCTGGAGATGCAAACAAGTTTGCCTTGGTGATCTTTTTTGTGGCTCCAGCGGAATCATCAACGATAATCATTTCGTCTGCGGAATCTGCTGCGGTCAGTTCATCCAGATTGCTGATAGTGGAGTCTGCATATGCACACCCTACGAAAGCAATCATCCAAAAGATTGAAAGAAAGGATACCTTTTTCATGTTTTACCTCCTATGAGATCGTTTCCAACGCTTTAATAGTTTTCGTTGTACTCGTATTCTTAACTCCTAAAACTCTAAACTTTTTGGTAGATGGGACGATCTTGCCCAAAGCAGTATCAAGCTCTGGATAATTGTCAACATCGAAAGCGATTACATCACCGCGCTCAAGCTCGGAAAGGGGATATCCTCCTTGAAATTCAGCAATCAGTCTAACCTCGGAACAACAATCTTTCTGCCATCTCAAAATATCCGTTGCCATATTCTGTCCACTGACATAAGGATACTCTGCAACATTTTTTTCGAGGGTCCCATATTTACCAACGCTTATTTCGTCTAAATCGACAACAGATGTTAAGAACTCATTGTTCGCCCAATCAAGATCATACTTGGCGTTAAATGTATTCAGTAGATCAATCCTCGGGGTAAACTCAATGCTTGGGCTATCCTTGTCAACATGCTGCTTGGTCAATGTTTTATCTATTGGTATTTCACCCGATGGCACATGAACGAGATGATGTTCTCCAGCCTCCCAGAACTGGATACATTTTGATTCAAACGCAATCTCCGATATAACGTCTGGGACATTTGGCCTTTCTGTTATGACTACCCCCAACTTATAATCCTGCTGCTCGAAGAACGCTTCTACAGCACCATGCGAAGGTGAATGGATCTCTCCAGACGTGGAGGAACAATGTTCCATGAGAAGATGCTTTAGGATTCTGTTGGGTCTTTCAATAAGCTGATCCGGTGTGCCCGTATAGGTACCGTCTGAATCATCCTGATACCCATAAAGGTCTGCGGAAACCTCTCCTCCAATGATAGAATCAGCCATGGAGTTCCCGGATAGATTAACAACCTCTGAGTAATCGTCCGTATGGCAGGACTGTGTAGCCGACGTTATAGTAAGGGCGAATCCCTGCCTAAAGGAATCAAGTATTGACGCTGTTTTCGTAATGGATGTCTGCCATGAACTTTTGAGAACCGTGAAGGTGGACGGCATGAGGGCCGTGATAGTTCCGTCTTCGTTAATACAAGCCACATTGATATCATCGATGGATACATGGAATGCCTGGTTACCCGGTAAGATCCAATCCCCCCAGGTTTCCAGTTCCCAACTTATTGATATTTCAACGTCAGACAGGTTTCCATCTGGTGCCGCGGGGAATGTCAAGCTTGTTCCTGTTCCAACGGCAGTCTCAGATGTAATTGCACCAAGCGGGACATTGCTGGAATCTTTGGTAATTCCAGATCCTCTTATATGCAAATCGTCTTCGTCCGAATCAGCGTACACCTTTGCAGACGTGACCATAAAGGCCGTTCCGTTCATCCCGGCCCCTCGGTAGGTTGTGGTCTTTGTGGCTGAAACAGGCCATGAGCTTTTGGCAACTCGTAATGGAGATGTCACAAACTGCGTGAACTCTTCGTCCTGCCAACTGGCGATAAGGGTGCCGTCAAGATAGAAATCCCAGTTTTCAGATACCGTTCCAAAATGCCTGAACTCAAACTCGTATTCTACGTAAATATTTGAGTGGTTGCCGGAAGGTTCAGACTGAAATGTTATCGTTGTGGAATCATCATAATCCAGGATAAGGCCATTGTGGTCTAGCGACTTAACCCTTCCTATTGGAACATTCGTTGCCTCGCGGAACATATCATAGTCTGCGGCAGTGGTCAGGTTCACCTCTCGTTTAATCTGTGGCCATTCACTGAATGCAATTACAGCCCTTCCGGTGTACGTCCCGTGTTCATCCCCAGACTGCCCTGTGTACACAGTATATAACGATTCGTCTTGCTTTATGTTCTCAACGTAAACAGCTTTAAAAGCGTTTATTGCGTTGCCTATGGCATAAACATACTCTGACTTGACTTCTCCAACCATGGCACCCTTATTATGGACTACTGCTCCAGACGGTCTTGTAAGCCCCCATAATGTACCCTCGCTCTTATTGGTGTATGGGATCTCCTCTGAATCAATGAGGATCGTCCCTGAATCGGAGAATTTTGTTGTGTCTGAAATTTGGACAGACGTGGCTGAAGCAGTCAGGTCTGCGGATAACGTCGATAGCCCTCCAACGTCTATGGGCCTAAACGGAACTTTTCTAACGCGACCCCAGGTCAGCGGTAACATCTTGCCAATGGCATCCGGGTCCGCATAAGGAAAGTTGGTTTCATCTATTATTTCGTGAGAAAACTTGTTGAGAATCTGTAGTTCATATCCAGAGCAGGTCAGTGTGACTTGAGAAGATAAAAGGTTTTGAACCTCCTCTATGCTGCCCTTGAACAGATCAATCTTTTTCTGGCCACTTTCAAGCAGTAGATATTCTCCAGACTCAAGAAGAATAAATCCACCATCCTCCGCAAGCAGCCTTGGCGTTTGAGCTTCCTCGAATATCAACGAATGTGTAACGGTTGCATAATAGAAGTCATAGACCGTAGCCAGCTTTGCAATGTTATCTTGGCCTCCAACGGTCATATTGTTGTCGAGAACAATTGTCATGCTCCCAGGGGATGTGATCAAGCTTGACGGGTTGATGTCCCCCATGTTATCTTCCCAGGACACGACAAGGGGTTCATACAACTGAGCGTCATATCGGCAGTAACTCTCACCAGTTCCCCACCCTCGGTCACAAAGAGAGAGGGTCAGGCCCGTCAATTCGACCTTAAATAGATTGATAGGCGAAACACGAGATCTGTCAATGGCGTTTTCATTGAAAGATGTTACCAGGTTTTTCATGATATCGTTCCAAAACAGTTAACTGAACAGATATAATCGCCACCTATTCGTGCAGCAACTGTGCCTGCTGCCGCTGTAACAGACAGCCTAAGTAGCGCAGGAAGTGCCGCGGCCGTTGTGTAAATACCATTATGATAAGACGTATTAGCTATGGTAAATGATGGACTTGGAACATCAAGGAATGTTGCCCAAGCACCACCGTAAGGTTTTATTTCCCATATATAACTATCCGGTTCAGAAGCAACGTTACCGATATCTTGCCAGAGAACATTGAAGAAATATTCTATTTCTGAGGTTACGCCTGTATGTCCCGGAGCAATTACTGCGAAAAAATAGGCTTGATCACTCGGGTTCGTTATATCTTCTCCTTGCCACTGCGGGTAATAGTCTGCCTGAGTACTACTTCCGGCCAATGCAGCGGTTTTGGCCATTCCAATGTGGTAAGAATTTTTCAACAATGTTGCGAAACTAAATGGTGTGGACATTATCTCCCCCTCCTTACAGCTTCTCGATAACGCTTATAGATACCTCAAGATGCCCTTCGGTCATGTACGGCTCTGGAGGGCGTTCCAGTAATCGTGCCATGAAATAATTGGCCTCATGATCCTTAAAATAGAACGGGAGGGAATATTCATCGAGATCAGCCATGGCCGCCCTCCAGTTGGTCAACTCACTCTCTGCTTCTCGCAGAAATACCGTGTATGCCCTGGTTCGACGCTCATTCCCCAGCTTGGTTGACCTTTCAAGCCCTCCTACTGTTTCGGTCCATACGACATTGGGTTGGCCGCCGAATACTGGAGTATTCGTAAATGTAAAGTTGAAAGCATACCCGTAGCTCATGAAGATCTCGGAACACTGAGGGTTGCTCATGGAGGACACGGTTATTTTCCAGTACCTTGCAGTTACCGCTGAAGACAAAAGCTTCTCTATGGCGTTATTGTCTCCCTGGTTCCATCCTGCCACAGCGGGAGTCCATCCAGCATCATCATCCGAGTACTGCCATGTCATGTCCTCTCCACTAAAATTATGCTTCGGGATAAACAATGCATCCACGGATTCATTGGTTGTAGCCCCTTGGTCAACATGGATCTCGATTGCCCCAACAGCAGTGTATTTCCAGAAAAATGAAATATCACGATCGTACAGCCTTGATTCTGGGTACCCGGTATCGGCGTCACCGGTTACCGTTACCGTTCCATCTTCCAGAATGTTCCGAGTATAAAGTTTTATTTGCGACATTAGTGTGCTCCGTAACGATGGTCAATATTCGCAAGCTCGCTTCTCAATGCCGCTGCGGCTTGTTTTATGCTGTTTTTGTCTCCGGTCATAAACTGTGGGGCTATCGTGATGTTGTATGTGGGGCCACTTGCTGTTACCGGTCCACCGGACTGAAATCTACGGGCTGAAGGTCCCACTCGACCTCCACCAGAATAAAAGAACTTATTCTGACTTTGCTTTGCCAGATACGTCACCCAATGCTTCATTACACTCTCAAGATGCTTCTCTGTAACGCCAAGCCCCTCCATCCGTTCCAGCATTTTCTTATAATTTTTGAGGGTGTATTCTTTTTTCGGTCCGCCAGACAGGCGAGCGTTACCTATCAGCCATGCCAAAATATTCTCTTGCGCGGTCTCTGTTGACTCCTTAAACGACTCCCACCATTCTTTGGCATAATCGCTTTGAGACTTTGGCCGCATGCCCCAGCCATTAGGTTTCCATTCATGTGTGCTTATTCCTTGCAAAACGCCTGTTATGCCACCAGTTGCCAGCTTTTGCACCGAACCACCGCTTGCAAACCTTGCGACCATTGAGTTAAGAGAGTCGAATAGGCCTGTCCCATACGCTCTGACAGCGTCCTTATTTATGACGTACTCCCCACGCTCCAGCATGGCTGGTACGGTATCCCCGCCACCGTAGCCGGAGATCTGGCCTCCGGTTTGAGCTTTAGCCCAATCAGGGACAAAAATATCAGTGCTCCTGTTCCCAAAAAATGCATTCCTCGACTGCCTTAGATAGGCATTAAGCGTATCACTTATTACGCCTACTTTTTGGGCCGTTACAAGTGCCCACCGTTCAATGTCACCGGTCCACTCATTAAGAATAGCCTTGTAAATCTTGCGATATTTTTGAAGATTGTGACTGTATTCAATAACCATATATTCAGTTTTCTCACCAAAGGCTTCAGACATATTGGTCAATGCAGCGGCAAGCTCTTGGGCACCGAGCTTCCAATCGTTAGCATATTTCTTGATAACCGCCGCCATGTCCTTGAACTTTTCAGTCAACGGCTTTTGGGTTGACCCCTTACCCTGAAAGTCAACCAAGAACTCTGCGCCTTCTCCGGCCAGGTCTTGGGTCGATTTCATGGCCTCGTTAATCTCTTTAATCTTTTCAGTGAGAGGCTTTGTCGTTGAGCCCGTACCCTCGTAATTCACTTTAATAGTGATACTTCTGGGTATTGCAGCAATTCGTCTAATAAGTCTATCAACATAATCTATCGCAAGAGAAACCGCTTGGATGAAAGGCCACGGATTGAGGTTTAACTGGTGGGATTTCGTCACCCTTTCGGTTAACCCATCTACTTGTTCCTTTATTGCTTTAACACTTTGTTGAGCACTCTCCGTGCTAATATTATAATCCTTTTTCTTGGTTGCTGCCGCATCTGTCTCTCCAATTTTCTTTGCAAACTCCTCCAACTTCTTCTTCACCCTGTCATAAGCCTCATCCCAAGCATCTTTATAAGCATTCGCAGCCTTCTTGTGCTTTCTGGTAGCATCGTCTGCAACGGTGCTGGTAATTTTCATAGTGACCTTGCCAGACTCCTGCACGCTCTCAGACGAAGCGTTCCACATACTTGAAATAGCGGTTGCGGTCTTGGCTGAGTCTTTTCTAATACTTTCATTTGCAGATTGAGCTGCATCCCTGATCTTATCCCATTCCTTGATTGCCCTCTCAACACGCTCCCTGGCCCTTCGCGTCTGTTCTTCTCCCTGAGCCTTATCAAGGGCATCGAGCGCATCGTTCAACTCTTTCTCGGCTTCAACAATATCGTCTTTGAGCTTTTTGTCATCCTTCATATACCTTTGACGCCTGGACTTATCGAGTTCCTCCTTTTTTTCATCCAATTCATGGATCTGGTCCCATACCCACTTTTCATTCTTTACACGCTCTTTGGCTGCCTTTTTTTCCTCCTTTGTTTTCTTGTCCAAGTCTTCTACAAATTTCTGGTAACCCTTTTCACGTATTGCAGCTATTTGAGCTTCCGTATCTGCATACCCAAGCCCCATGTCCTTACACATTTTTCTATGAGCTGCGATCTTCTTGTTTATGCCTGCGATAGCCTTAACCATATCCGATCTTCTTGCTGCATCAAGCTTATCGTAAAGCTCCTTAAACTTTGATGGAAGATCCTCCCATGATATTTTTACGGCATCTGCAGCGTCCTTAGATGACAGCTTCATCTGCTCAAAATATTGCTTAAACGCTTCTTTAGCTTGTTTTGCTGCATTCACCTCCAATCCAAGGGTATCAATCCTTTTTAGCGCATCCTCTAAGGTTATTGCCCCGAGAGTTACAAGTTGTTTTAGGGATTGGATCTGTTGCATTTGGGCATCATTAAGGCCTCTTAGTTTTGCTTCAAATTCAGATGCAGTTTCGGCAGACGCAACAAGCCACCTTGCAAACCACATAAATGTTTCGCGCTCCAACGACTTTTTGAATTGCTCTACAGCTTCGCCTGCTTTTTTAAAAGAATCCCAAGCCCTTGAAGTTGCGAGAGCCTTCATTGCTCGCGTAAGTTGCTCAACGGATAGAGTTGAAAGATCAACAGCTCCCGTCATTCGCATTATTTCTTTCGTAGCTTCCGGATGAGCGTTTATAAATCGTTGAAGCGTTGCGTTATATGCGTCTGAACCTTTTTCTAACGCAGCCAAGGACTTTGCATAAAGGCCTATACTCTCTGACGCTTTTCCAAGTTCTACAGATTGAACCTCCAGCTGTTTGGCTATTTTTGCGTTTTGGCCTATCCACTCATTGAGGGCCAGAAGCAATGTAGCAACCCCTGCGACTAATGCCAAAATTGGGTGAGACATTATCATAGCCCACAGCACAGTAAGGGCCGCCCGCAATTTACCAATTACTCCGGTAAGGCCAGCAACTCCCGGTATCAATTTCCCCGTCAGAACAGATGTAAACGCTGCCGTACCAGTTGTAAGAAGTTCGAAATTGGACACAGCCATGCGAACAACCGTAAGGCTTACTATCGCACTTCTTAAGATTTTAAACACTCCAGAAAGGGCAGCAAAAGCACTCGTCAGTAATGTAACTTTTACAATCACAGCACCTATCGTGCTTGACGCAAATGTCTCCAAGCCAATAGTGATACCTTTGAGTACATCAAGAAACGTATTCATTATGCCAGTTACGCCTGCATCTCCAAACTCAACGGCGACTAATTTGGCTCTATCTGCAAGGTTCTTGAATTTAACTCCTAACCCTTCAGCCTGTGTAGCAGCCATGCTTGCGGCGGTTCCAACCTGAAACACATTTTTTAGGGCAGAGTTGAATTCCCCTGACATAAACCCCTTTACTAAAATGGCGGCGGCCTGTGCGCCTCTAAGCCCGAACAGTTCAAAGGCTTTTGTCATATTTACGCTTTTTGTCTCCGTATTAAAGAGAATAGAGGCAAGGTTTTTAAGGGCGGTTTGATATCCAACCGTTTTGGGATTTATTTGATCTAATGCAATACCATGGGATTCATATGCTTCACGAAGTTTCTTATTTGGGCTTAATAGCCGTGACAACACCTGCCTCATTCCAGTACCAATCGTACTTGCCCGTAAGCCATTATTGGCTAATACCATCATAGACGCAGCCGTTTCTTCAAGTGCCAGTCCAGCCTGTGCAGCCGTAGCGCCTATGTAGTTAAAAGATATTCTTAACTTGTCAATGGTGAGCTTGGATTTATTAATGGCATTGGCCATGACATCGGCAACACGCCCGGACTCAATCGTATTAAGGCTGAACGCCCTAATGGTTGTCGTGAGAAGGTCTGTGGTAAGTTTCATATCAGACAAGGTTCCGGTTGCGAGATCGGCGGTTGCCTGCATGGCATTCATCGATTCGCCAGCGTTAAACCCTGCCTGGCCCAATAGAACCATCCCCTCTGCAACTTCTGATGTTGAAAATTTAGTTGTCCTTGCTACGTTTTTTATGGTGGTCCCCATGGCAAGAACTTCAGCGTCAGTGGCACCAGTAATTGCTTGAAGGTTTTTCAGTGATTGATCGTAATCAACAATGGCTTGAGCACCGGTCTTAAAAGCACTTATCACGCTATAAATTGCTGTTGCAGCAATGCCGTAACTTGCAGTGACTTTAAAGGCGGCCTTAACTCGTTCAAGTCCACCGTGAATCCTTGAAAGTTGCTTATTGAAACCCTGGTACTCTGTCGATGCTTTTTTGGTTGCCATGGTAGCATTGGCAGTTTGAGTTGAAACGCTTGAGACAGACTTTGAAACTTTATTTTCAGCAGCAAATCTTTGAAGGTTGGCCAGTGCAGCCCTGTCCGCGTTTTTGGCATACAGGTTGGCGATTACATTGGCGCGTTCGCCAAGGACATTATTATTGCGAATTGCAGCCGCATGGGATTGGATGCTCTTTTCCGCCTTGTCAGTGGCTTGCTTCGCTAATTTGAGAGCCGTTCCCTGTTTTCCGAAAAGCTCGGTCATCCTGGCGAGCCCTTGACGGTATTTACTCTGTTCCTCAACGGCATTGCCCATCACTTTTTGGTAGGAAGTTGTTTCGCTGCCGAGGGATTTCATGGCAGACGTGGTTATGCCCGTCGTTTTCGTAAGGCCAGCCATAGATTTGTTAAGCTCAGTGATGAGAGTGCTCAACCGGCGAGTTGCCGTCATAAAGGTAGAATCAATTTTACCCTTAAACAACGTCCCAAGAGTCAACATACTGTCATCAGCCATTTCCTACCCCTCTCCCCATGGGCTTTTTATACTTTTCCCATCTTTTGTGCTGGCCCATCATCTGCTGCGTTAACCTTTCGCGCTCCTCCATCGGCAGATGCTCATAATCTGCGGGATCGCCAAACTTGAATATGCCACTTCCCTTGTCCTTCCTTGGCTTGACCGTTTCGGATTCGGTAGTCCTGCCCCCGTCGAAAAGCTCATCATCGTTAATCTCAGCACCATGGATCGCCGCCTGAAATTTCATCATGTCCCCAAGCCGCTTTTCCGAATGCTCAAACATGGCAATCAGCTGTCCGAGGGTGGCGCCTCCTTCTCTCCAGGATTTTCTGTAGAAGTCGTCGAGCCGGTATCCGGCGTATCGCTCACAGACGGCGGTGACGGCCTCCCCGAAAGAAATAGACTCGTGATTTTCCCGAAGAGGCTCTTGAAGTTTTTTGTTACTTGTTCAAAATTCGTTTCATAAATTTTCTCTGCTATTTCAGCCGCCTGAAGGTTGGACAATTCGCCCATGAGGTCATCGCCATCCTCATCTGTTGATAGCGTAAGGATTTTCGGCAAGTTCTCCTTCAGCATATCGAGAATGAAGTCAACCATCTCAATCATTGTGATATTTTCAGCTTCTACTTCGCCACCAAACCGTTCCTTTATGGAATCGCTGATCATCTTTGTCATTTTCATTTCGTCTGCCATGGACAACGGGTACACTTTGACTTTCCGTAGGTTGCGGATACCGACATCGATTTCCGCAACCTGTGGATTTAATCTTTCTTGCTCCGACATTTTCATTCTCCTTTTTTCTAGCGGGGCCGGTTAAGGCCCCGCAGATTGGTTTTACGCCCAGATGATATGACCGAGGGGTTTATCGTCCCAAACGGCGTCTCCGCCAGACACATCGCTCGAAGCGTTTTTGGATTCAAAGGTGATGGGAACAGCGGCCGCATCTTCAGCCTGCAGGTCGATCTCCACATTCGCGGATACCTGAGCCCTCGGGAAGATGATGGTCATGGTGTTGCTCCCATTGGGGTACGTGTAAACCGCCTCCATCCGAACATACTCGGGCGCGGTTCTTCCACCGAGCACCACTTCACCGGAATGCACCTCATACGACCCGCTGCTCACGTCTATTCCGTGGGCAATCGACAGGTTTTCAGGTGTGATTTCCCTGAACGCGCACTCAAGCATGGCGCCCTCTCGGATCGGGGTCGTAAATTCCTCGATCAGAGGGAATCCACCCTCCAGCTTGTACCAGTCGGTATTCCCCGTGAATTTGGTATTCGCAAGGGAACCAATGGAATCCGTAGAGCTGAGGGCCGCCCCGGGAGAAGTGATGTAATCAGATGAGCTACCAACACGGACCTGGGCAAGGCCAAGGGCTACAGTGCTGGTATCAGTTGCAATCGGTCCATAACGTGCCATGTGGCACCTCCTTTCTGTGGATTAAAATCCACACACGATTTCTTCGAAAAAATATTGTCGGAGTTTTTTCGGATAGACCGATTGAAAGGCTATTTTTCGGATAGACCGATTGAAAGGGTCAGCGTAACGCTGATTGATCGACGATTTGCTTTGCTATCTTAGCAATTTTGTCCGACAAAACACTTATCGCAGTCGCATCTTTTGCGATGCCCTCGGTGATCCCGTCTTTCGGGTTTGGCATAAAAAACAGATCGTTCCAGTGGGCACACTTTTTTCTAAAACACTTCATCCTGATACTGCCCTTGATAAGCATCTCAATTGGGGCCCATGCCTCTGGATCTACGGATACCTTACCCGTGTCCGAATTGAACTGCTTGGCAATGCCCCACTTGAATTTCCACAAGCCGTTCGGCAACCGCTGGATAAGCGGGAGTCCACACTTTTGGCAATTCACAACAATCACTGAATAGTTTTGTTCTTCATCTCCCATTTTTTACACCTTGCTTGAAAATCTTAGGGTTACTGTCAAAATTTGAAATTTGGTCCCATCGTCCGCGTCGATCTCGTCAGATTCAATAACAGGCTTCTGGACAACAAATCCTCCAGCCAAAAGCGTCCAGTTTCCATCCGCCCGGCTTCTGTAAAAAGGTATCCTGGCCATTCCGTCTGTCTGAGAACTGTCTGTCAAATATTTAAAGATCTTGTCACGTTGCTGAGCCAGCTTGAATCCCTCCGCGTCCGACCTGGTACAGTTATAAATATCGAGCATTTGATGCCCCATGACACTCATTTCTGTGCTGCCAAACCTCAAGCCCACCCATCTATCAACCTCATGCCCCTGCACCTTCGGGGTTGAGAGGTACTTATCGAACGTAAGGTTCAGGCCTTCTGTTGTCTCAAGGTTATCAACAAAATACTTTTTCAAACTATCCTTAACGTTCGCCTTTTTTGCAGTAGCATCAAGATCTGTCACGATATTGTTCTCCTAATGACCATAATTGCGTGTGGACAGAAACGCTGGTACACCTGTTGTCTAAATGGGTCACACGAACTTCTGACACGACTTCACCGGTATCCTTTTCAAAACGCCGGACCTCCCGATAGATAAGATCGTCCAGGGCAGCCTTACGCTGTTGGATGCTTAGGTAATCCATCCGACACCTCTTTCAGTAGGCTGAAAAAATCCTTTATGACCTTAACAGCCCCCACCATTTCGGGGTGCTCTTTCCCGTCATAATCAATCTTGGCATTACCTATGGCCATCTCCAATGCCCTTACCTCAGTAGCGGACAGATCAATTGTAACGTGGATGTCCTTCGGGGCTATTTCAAGTACCTGCATATCACCTCCAAGCCTTTCTCATTTCGGCAACCGCTTCCAGCCCTCTCTTTTTCCATCCAGCGCCAGCGTATTCTTCGGCGGAAGGCTTAAAGATCGGTCGCCTGGCCTCTTCAACGGATCCGTACATTGCAATTTTCTTGCTACCTGCTACCGGGCCCTTGCGTCCTTTCCCGAACCACGATTTTCCGCCTGAGTCAGTTGCTCCAAATGGTACACCGCCAATCCAACCGCCCCTTGGGTTCTTGAATGCCCTCAGGCTGTTCACCAAATCACCCCTCAATCTCCAGGGGGACGGGTATCCCATCCAGCCATACTCATACTTCCAGCTCCGATAGCGCTTGCTATATGCCGGCCTCGGGAAGTGCCTCTTAAAAATATTCTTCACCACGAGTTGGTAATAGTCTATGGCACACCGTCTCTGCATTTCATCCAAGCCAAAGGTCCTTGCAGACGCTTCGACTTTCATCAAAGCAGACAGCCACCTGGATAAATCTTTCTGGTCAAACGTGACTGTTATCATGGACAAACCCATTCAATACGGTATCGAAAGTTACTCCTACCTGATCCGGCAACAGGGTATCCTTCCTGATTATTACGTTTCGCCTGAACAACCTCGGACACCTGGAATATTTACCGTCGCCGTCCTTCTTCAGCAGTACCAAGGCATCGGCCGGGCTCTCTTTGATAAAGACCTTGAGGCCTTCCATGAGCGGTTCGTCAATATGCTCATCGTCATGAATCACGGCGTACCATTCGTTCTTCACGGTATGTTCATTGATTGCCTGGATGTTGGGAACGAAATAGATTTCATTCACCAGACCATCGAATGAACTCACTGTCGGACCTGGATCTTTCTCGTCAGCGCAACTTTTAACAACAAAAAGGGTCAGCATTTTGTCGTTCCTGAAAATAACTTACGTTACCCGTCGTAAACCTTGGATCAGGTTCGTTCGGCCTGTACCACCAAAACACGCGCATTACGTCGCCTATCGGTTGATGGCAATTCTTGCACTCGGCATCTTTGGCAGGGCTTTCACCCTTTTCGATATTTTCATGACCACAATGATTACAAAACCACCTTATCATCTCAATAACTCCGGTTTCTTGAATTCTTTTTCCAGCAGGTCCCTCCACTGGACAATCTCTTCTCCGGTCAGATCGCCTACATACACATTCGCTTCGTACATCCCGGGGGTCCCCTTGTACCATCCTGGTTTTCCATTGTACGTAAAATGGATCCCCCACTTCTCGGGTTCTGCGAATATCCGTGAGCCCGGCATCGGCTGAAATACTGAAATGTCAATATCATCGGGTTGAGCCTCTTCGATCCAGTCCGCGGTTTCGGTGATCGTTTCCGTGGTTTCCCCTGGGAGACCCACAATCAGAAAGGCTTTGGCCCTGATTCCGTGCCTGTGGAGCCTCTCCACGGCCCTCGTATTCATCTTGCGCGTCGTTCCCTTCATGTTAAGCTGCAGCACCTCGTCGGATCCACTCTCAATCCCAATGCCGACCTCTACCATCCCCAGCTTTTTGAGCATCGAACACGTCTTGTCATCCAGAAGGTTGCTCCTGGCAAACGACCGGAACGTGTATCTTCTATCCCCGATCATGTTGACCATCTTGGCCAACCGCTTTTTGCTGGCAATGAACACGTCGTCATAAATCATGAAGGCCTCAAACCCGAATTTGTCATAGATCTGGTTGATCTCAGCAACGGTTCTTTCGGCGCTCTGAAGGTAAAATTCGCTATTAATCTTCCCGCAATAACTGCAATGGTAGGGACATCCGCGTGACGTCATGATCGGTGTAGCCGGTTTACCGTCAATCTCGTAGCGGTAATCGCCTATGGGCAGCGCATAGCGGTCAGGGTAAACATCGATCGGTGTGCTATCAACCGAAAGAAACTCCGTCAGCAGCCTTTCAGCGTAGCCCGGAATGACGTAATCAAACCCATTCTCATGACACTCCCATGCCATATGGGTTGCGTGAGGGCCACCAGCAATAGTTCTCTTCCCTTGACTCTTGAAATGCTTCGCCAACCTAAACGCCTCGAATCTCTGCGGGGTTGTCAGCGAAATTCCTATTGTTTCAGACTCGGCCATGTCTGGTGTATGTCCAAGGCCCATATCAAGACACTGGACGGACAGGCCGTGCGCCTTGAGATAGGCCGACAGGTACAGTATTCCCAGCGGAGGGAACACCGCCTGATTCAAGAGAAACGGGCTCGACGGAAAGATCAATGTAATGTCAGGCTTCATATTTGGTCCTCAGAGCATCGTATTTTGCCTTCAATACCTCAAAGTCCTTAACCTTTTTCAACTCGGAAAAAAGCTCATCGTCGGCCTGGTGATTGACATCAGGTTTCGAGGGACCAAGCTTCCTTCTGTACCTCATGAAGTTTGTCTGCTCCGCACTGAGAGACAGGCCGACCTTTTTCATGACGTTGCCCATTCTCTTCCTTAGATCCGGCAACGTGTAGTCGGCCACATTAATGGCCGTTACGGGGATGCCGGCACTGAGGATTTTGTCCATTTCAATCAGGGATCCCCTGATTCGATCCAGGTAGGCCTCCGCATTCCATCCCTCAACGTAGTACCATTTCTTGAAAGACCGGTAATGCTCGACCATATCCCGGCCGCAATAGATCACGAAGAGGTCGCAGTCGAAGCTGTCCCTATAAACCGAATACCATCTTTCCCCCATGACGTGGGATATGAAATATGTATCCCCGTCCCGTCGCTCCTTGATCCGTTTATTGTAGTACGCTTCGAACTGGCTGGCACCGTACCATGTGTTGCCATGAGTGGACTCTTGATATTCATCGCCCCACACGGAATGAAGGTCCGAAAGGAGTAGCTTCCCCTGAGACCTGTTTATCCGTTCGAACAATTCCCCCATACCGGGGCCGTCCCATACGGCAATACGTGGATTCAGAAACATGAAGTAGGACAAAAAGCTAGTCCCGCATCTTCCAATCCCGCATCCAAGTATCAGTTTATCTTTCATTTTTTACCTCCTCTAAAAAGCCTAAAACCTTGTTGTAATATTCAGTGTTTACTCTCCTGCATAGATCAAGCAAAATCTTGTTTTCGTGGGGAATCTTCGTCATCCACGTAGTCGGTGACGCAATGACGATACTGGATGGCATGGCAAAAAACTTTGACGACATCGGATCGAAAACAATCACCTTTCTGCCAAGCAGGGCCGCCCAGTAGGCGCCATGATACGAGTTGGTTATGACTGTTTCTGCCGACGCAAGTTCCTTCACGGCCTCGGCTGGCGTTACTTGGGTATGCTCCATTTTTGGCAAGCCATCCAGGCTTTCATAGGAATCAAGATGGTGGCCTGCAGCCATGATTTTCCTGGTTATGGGATACTCCCAATCAAATAAATGGCTCATGCAACTGGCACAGGGAACCCAGGGCAGGGCCTGATACATATCCCTCACGCCATGAAGTGCGAACTTCGTTACAAATGATTTCGGGTACTCTATCTCCCGGATGTGGTGAATATTATGACCAACTCCCCACGACACCATCCAGCGCGATAGTGTGCAAATGTCCTCAAGGTATTCCATCACCCCTCCGTTGTAATCTGCCGCTGGAAGGTGAATGAGGCCCCCGCCTCCGTATATGATGAACTGATCATTCAAGAAGCTCATGCCACTGGACGTATCGATTTTTTCAGCAGGCACTGGGAACTTGAAATAATCAAGTGGGCTGGCCATCTTGTCGCCAACATTCGGTTGGGACGTCAATACGATGTTATAAACCCTCATTTAAATGCTCCTTGTAGAATTCGATTGCACGTTGGGGATTCGGAACAATGTCTTTGTCCGTCACATACCTGAACGGGATATCCTTCTCCCACATAAATCCCAGCTGCCCGTCTTTTATCGGCTTGTAGTGCCGCAGCTCATCCTCGAATGGAAACTCAACCAGATCAAGGGATCCGAGCTTCGGGAATATCCATAGGACATTTTCTTTGATCGTAAAGATCCACCTGTGGGGCATGGCCCCCCTGTAAAACCCGATCAGCCCACAACGGGTAAGGCCTTCCTCCGTCATCTCGCGTCCACGGCCAAGTTCAAACACCTTATTGGGGATGGCGATGTATCCCCGGCTGGCCACCCTCGGCAGTCTCCGTAGGAACTCACTGGGATTCGCAAGATGTTCCAGTGTGTGGGTGCTGATGGCAAAATCGTATTCTCCAAGCTGGCTCCAGGTATCGCTACGGTCAATGTCTGCATTGACGACCTTCGATTTCCATATCTCAGGATAGTTATCGTACATATCCGGAAACCGTTTTTCCCAGTCCTCTGGCTTTGTCAGGTCAACATAGGTTGTCACGTGCCTGGCCGCCCAAGGCCTCTGGACGCCTCCAAAGTCAATGCAGTTGTAATACCCGTTACCCTCAAGGTACTTGAGTACCCTCATGTCACCGTCCGGCCGGGTTTCTATTTGGGCATCGTAGATCAAGGTGTTCCCCCCGTTGTCCCTTCCCTAAAGAAGTCTGGATCGATCAGTAAGCATGGGTCAACTTGACATCCGCGCTCTATGGATAAGTTTATTTTCCGGCTTGCTACAGATTCGGACAAATAAAATACTCGTTGGCACGCATCACATTTTGAGCAACTCCCCTCTGCATAAAAATCGTGTCCACACGATGGACAAATGAAATGATTCAATTTCAAAACGGCACCTCCACGCTGGTAAATCGTTCGCCCTGTGCAATTCGTTCAAACAGCCATTCATAACGCCTGGACATCAGCTCGGCCGTGAACCTTTTCTCAAACTGTTCCCGGCAATCCGCAGGGTCGATCTCGTGAATCCGGTTGATCAGGGGTACGCCGGTGTCGAGGATCTCCTGGAGATTGGTGGAGTCCCCATAATTGAGGATGAATCCGTGCTTTCCGTGGTCGATGATTTTGTCTACCACAACCGAACAGTCCTGATTGATCCGGTTCATAGCCACAACCGGGGTTCCCATGGCCAGGGCCTCGGCCATAATGATCCCAAAATGCTCCTTCCATGTGTTGTCATTCGTGTAGATCAAACATTTGGCCTTGCTCATGATTTCGTACTTCATACCGTCATCAACACCGCGCACCCAGAATATGTTCTCGTTATCGATGAAAGGGCAAACCTCGTTCCAGAATGTGCCTGTGTTATACGGCGGTCCCATGATTGCCAGCTTAACGCCAGCAGCCTTGGCCAGTTCAATCCCGATACGCGGAGCCTTTCCCCCCTCCAGCTTGCCGATCCAGCAGGCATAGTCATCCTTGTCTGGCTGAAAAGCATACAGGTCTCGCGGTATCCCATAGTGGATCATCGTGGTTTCAATCCCCTGCACCCTGAAATCTGACTGCAGAACGCAGGAGTACGACACCACGTTAAACGGGACCTGTTGTAGCTGCCACGCCGCATGACACCAGACATTCCATGTGAGTTCACAGTATGGCCATCGCTCTTGCGTTTCCGGATACCAGCCCTCCCCGAAGTATCCGCAGAAATAAATATCAGGTTCAAACCCGGCTTTTTCAAAATACTCCTTGGCCGCCTCAAAGTGGACATCATACGCATTGGTCAGGGGCCCTACCGGGATGTAATCTGTCGCTTCTGGAACATTGGTTCCTTCCCTTGCGAATAGATAAACCTCATGGCCCAACCGGACCAACCCTTTGGCCAGATACCCGAGGATTCTTTCGCCACCATAAGCATGGCCGATTCCGAACGGGAAGACATTCCCTGTGAGTGCTATTTTCATCTCATCTCCTTTGCTGAAACATCGCATGGATAGCTAATCCCGCCAACATACTCAACGACCTTTTCGTAAGGCCATTCATTCAGCTTCGCTAAAACTCCAGAAAAGTATCTCGACCATGAAAACATCAGGTACCTTTTTGATTGAATCGGGGGATAGAAGACTCTTTCCTGTCCTCCAGCCATCATCCCGAGCACGTGTTCAAGCCATGGGTTACGTGGTTCATTTTCAGTGCCGTACTTTCCATACAGGTACTCTGAACTTCTTAAACATTTAATGATTTCTGTGTAATCAATGAATTCCCTCTTGCAGATGAAAAAACGAGTGCTGCTCCACCAGTACGATTTGTACCGGCCATCCACTGCAGGCGCCGGGGAATACTGGCTTGGATAGCAGATGAAATCGAATCGGCCACTGTCAAGCCAGGATAGCCACTCTTTGATGACATTCCTGTCCTTAATGAAGGCCGCCATATCTCCATCGAAATGCACGAGGTAGTCACCTCTTGTTAGGATCATGGCATTCAGAAAATTGAGGTCATTGAATTTTGGAAAAAATTCTCCAAGATACTGTTCTGTGTGCTTGTTGAATACCAAGTTATTGATCAGTCCTCTGAAATGCTGCGTCAAAAGCCATTCTTCTGTTTCAGTTGGCAATGGGTCATGGACATCAATGAACACGGTCACCTCAATGTCGTGACCCTCAAAGAACCGTACCTTATTCAAGATCCCATCGGTGAAGAAATCGAGAGATCGGGTCCCGTTGAGCATGGTCCCCTGCTCGGTCTTTTGCTCAAGGAAACCGGGGCGAGTATCGAGGTTTATGGCGATTGAGATCATGCTGATCCTTTCAAAAGAAACTTCATATTGACGGCAGCTTCCAGCAAACTTTTGCCTGAAGTTATAAATTCACCCGATGCCTCACCAAGCATTACAAATTCGCTTGTATTTCCAAAATGGCACTCCCAGTCTTCACTCTCTGGATCGTAGAAAAAGGCCATCTCTTTGTTTCCAGCCTTCATTTCGAAAAGTTCTTGTAAAACATCAGAGATCATGCCCTCACCCTTTCCATTATGGATTCTTGGAACTCCCGCTGGGTGTAGAACTGCCCCTGCGCATAATCCAGCGGGGCCTCGATTCTCTTGCCGGTATCCGGATCCCATCGGACATCACCCGGAAACTCGAACCTCTCACCCTCAGGGATAAAGAGCCCCATCTTCCCGGCGTCCTCATCGCTGATATTCTCAATGCTATCCATGCAATCCGCATAACAGCATTTCGGTTTTTTCTCCTGCCGTACTGACCGGCCGCACATTTTACATATCCAAAACATAAGATCGCCTCCTCATGCCACAAGCATTACAGCACACTCCAATCAACCCCGTAGTTTTTCCAGTGATTCCATTTCCAGACTTCGTTCTTTCGGTCCATCAAATGATAGACGTAAACCCCTGGCATTACATGAAACTCGTACCCCGCATTACAAAGGGCCTTGCAGTAATCCCCATCTACGTGAAAACCTTTGGTTTCGGGAAACCCACCAACCTTTGACCAGGCCTCTTTGTGGGTCAGAATCCAAAATCCGGTGTACCCAAGGCCATCATGGCGAATAGTGGAACTTCCGTGCTGCCGCCACACTTTTTCGGCCCATCTGATATGGTCAATCAGATTGTCGTTTCCTTCCGGGCACCCGGAAGATTTTTGAACTCCACAAGGGGTCCTGTTTGTAACCGCAGAGATCCACCCGGCCCTATGTCCAATCTTCATTACGGCGTCAAGGGCCGCTTCGTACCAGTTTGGGTTGCACAGAAATAAGTCATGATCCAAAATAAGAACCCAGTCAGATGCATGTTCCATCGCCCGGTTGTACGCTTTCCCAGCGTTCTTGCAGGGCTCATACGGGATAACGACCTCTATAAATGGATTACCCATGCCATTCCCCTCCCTCGCCCAGCTTGTTCTGGCCATGGCCAGTCTTGTAGATGAAACAGATGGAATCGTAAAAGTGCATGGAGGATACGTTCTTTTCCCAGTAATTATCCGGGACAAGGTAGTCATTGGAAGTTTGGGCTTCGTGTGATCTTTTTGCCCAGTTATGGATAAATCCAATAATGTTTTTTAGGAATGAAAGAGTCGTGTTACCACCAATGACAGACCCTCCCCAAGTAGGCCAATAAGACGTATGGAGATCTTCTATTACATAAATTCCTCCATCCGGCATAGTGGGGAATAGTAAAGCCAATGAGGTTTGCTGGTCGTCCATCTTGTGACTTCCATCGTCAATAATGATGTCGAACGGGCCAACAATTTCGTTAAGATTCTTCAAGAAACCGACGTCACCCTGATCACCGACAAAAACCTTGACCCCCTTGACCTCATCCTCCCATTGCCGGCACTTCTCATCGATATCAACCCCAACGATTTCCGCACCCGGGAAGTACCGTTTCCACATCCATAGGGACCCTCCACCCATGACGCCAATCTCAAGGAGTCTCTTGGGCTTCAGTCCTTGAAAGTGGAAGTCATAGGCCTCAAAATAATGTGTCCATCTGAGGATCTGACCTTTCTCTCTCTGTTGTGCCGCTTCAATCAGTTTCATCGCCAAAGCACCGTTAAGCCGTTGTTGTTGCTGTAATGGTCCATGTTGGTAAATTTACCTCCAGCCATGAATTCCTCTACCGCCTGCCACAGGCCTGGGGTTGATCCGTCCTGTCCGACCTTTGCGAAAAATTCCGTGTCGTGCAACGCAATGATCTTGGCCACCTTTCCAGAATGAAGCCTCAATTCCTCTTTGAGCTGTTTGTACGTGTGGTGGCTGTCGATAAACAGCATGTCTGTTGGCTCAATCTCAACCTCAAGCACGTTTGCCTGGATAAACCGGAATCCAAACCTTGGCATCCCCGCCACGATCTTAGCCTCAAGGTCTTTCGGAATCGGTTCGATATCATAGGATACCAGCATCATTGGCTGGGCCGCGGCTAATGCAACGGTTGAGTTGCCGAACCTGACGCCAAACTCCGTCACATGATTGACGGATTCTGCCAGCTCCCTTAAAAGGGGGAGGTGCTGGTTAATGTCCGTTACTTTTTCGCAACGTTCTTTGTAAAGCTGTTCGATCATTCAATCTTCACTCCAAATACTCTTTTATTTTTTTCACAACAATAGCATCCTCACAAAACACTCCGCATTTTGTGCATTTGAACACATCTTGTTTTGTCTCCACCCATTCATGATGGCAAATTCCCCAGTGATCTCTCCAGGGGCGTTCGCAAGTAATATAGGTTCCAGCCACAGCACTTTTTTTGATTATCTTTAAAGCTTCTTCGCTTATTGGCATGCATGCTATTTCTGTCCATGGCATGAAAGAGCCGGTTTTAATATCAATTCTTTGCGCCCATATTATGATGCAGGAGGACTCTAAAAGCGTATCTGGTTCTATCCATAGGCCTTGCTTTCTCCATGGTATAGCCTCTTTCTCTGTCTGTTCTTTAACAATGGAATTACATTTTGGGCAGTTACGATTATCAAGGCCTTTACAATCGCTCGAATTTCCATCCCAATCACATTCGTCATTTGTGCATTTTACGCTATAATCTAATTTCATGTCAGAACAACCTCGGATCGTTCCTGTGTGCGTCACACCTTGCACGGATAACGTTTTCGTCTATTGGATCGGTCAACCATTGCTGCTTAGAGATTATCCTACCTGCCGTCATATTATGTCTCGCAATGGCTATGTCAGCATCGGCCCAGTGCCAGTGAACTCCCGCGAATCGCTTGCTCGACACTTTAAGGTGTTCGTTATCAAAATATCTATGGGCTCCGATGTGCCATTCGATATGGCTCTCATTTGGCTTAACCACAATCGGTTTGATGTAATGATGCTCTATCTCTGGATCACCATGCCGCCGTTGAAACAGCGGCGCCCTTTCAGGATCCAAATCCGTGTCTTCGACATTCCGGTAAACGTGCCACATGAACGCGCACAGAACGTTTCCATCATTGACCATCCCAAGGAACACTCGCGGATCAATTATGGGGATCTTATCTCCGGCCATCGGAAACACGAATTCATCGGCATCCACCAGAATAACCCACTCCCCCTGAGCTTCGTTATGCGCCGCCCACGACAACTCTTTCTGTTTGCGGTACATATCCCATTTACCATCGGGATATTCGATCAGACGATAGTGCGTATTCGGGAACTTCGATAGGATCTCGATTGTTTCCTCACATTCCCCTGGTCCCATTAGGACAAGAATCTCATCGGCATAGGCATAGTGCCTGCAGAAGTAGGGTGCTAACTGCGGTTCGCTTCCCCATGCCGTTATAACTGAGATTTTCACAGGGACGTTCTCCTTTTGGTAACCCACGCTACCGTGTCTTGGATTCCCTCTGGTTCCCCGAGCAGCTCATTGAACGCTTCTTTGCACCCGGGGTGTTTATAGAACCCATAGTCGTGAAGGGCCATTGTTCCACCGCGCTTTAGTTTCGGCCAGCATATCCTGATATCCATGGCCGTGTTTTCATATGTGTGAAGCCCATCCAAGAACACAAGGTCAAACTTCAATTGGATCTTTGGAACAACGTCATAGGACATACCTTCCACAATAACGATATTGTCGTAACCCTTAATGTTCTGGATGAATTGGTCGTAGGTCGTTATAACATCCAGTTGTCGTTCTCCCATCTTATCCGACTTAAAGGTATCCACTGTATAGACGATCATGGCCACCTCCGCCATGGCCACCGTGGACTTCCCGTAGAACGCCCCAATCTCAAGGCACGATCCGTTTAAGCCGAATCTTTGTAGCGTCATGCATTCCATGGGGTTTGTGTACCCGAACACCTCGTAAAAGTTCTTTCTCATGTTTGCCACTTGTCTTTTCTCAAATCCTGACGATAGTTGCCGGGGTCCCAGGTCTCCCTGTTCTTTTCAATCTCCCTGTTCATGAGGGTTCTTGCAAACGGCCTCATCCTCTTTGTACCGGGTAATCCTTTGTCTTCGAACTCGCTCAATAGGCCTTCCGAGATCCACTCCATATCGTCATTTAAAAGTTGCCTTTTCAGCGGGACGGGCATACCGCATTTGTGGCAATACCGGTCTCTCTGATCCCTAAACTCATCCGGCGTCTTGTTCCACCATCCGGGCTCAACTGGCCATCCCCCTGGACCATCGAGGATGATGTCGAACGCCCCGGCTATTTCGCAGAAGAAAGCGCCTTTCGAGTTCACAATGGGTGCCCAATTCGCCTGCACCCAGCAGTCATCGATCAGCTTCTCCTGGAGGACTTTGCTTTTGACAACATCCCCAACTGATACGAGGGAGGGCTGATGTAGACATATTTCCTTCTGCATATCATCATGCGGATTTTCGTGGATACAGCAGAAGGTGCCCCTGCACATCTCTTTGAATTTCTCATATCGGGGACCGCACGCGGTAAAAAGCTGGTATTGCTTTCCTGCAGGCCGCGGGAATTGCCGTATGATCTCGCAGATTCCATCGAATTCAGGGTGCAGGGTCGGTTCCCCGCCGCTGATTCCGATCTGCCCGGGCCAATCCACCAGGGATTCGAGGGCCTTCCTGAAATCCCCAAGGCTCATGTGATACCGCTGATCTTTCCGGACGTGTCGGATATGCCTCGAACAATAGATACACCCGATATTGCAGTAGTTCGTAATGTCGATGTTGCAGATATACATTTCATAAATGGGCTTCATTTAGCGTTTCCTTCCTCATCAATCACAACAATTTCAGGGTCTCCACCATTGAGTTTCTTGAGGAACACCTCCCCATATTTAGACAGGGTAGACCTTGGAACAAAAACAGTCCCTCGTTCCAATATGATGGATTGGAGTATTTCGGCCTTATCAACTTCAGGGACAACACCTCCGGTTGCAAATTTCATAGGATTACCTCCAATACTCCGGATCAGCGTACCGGGCCATCTCTGGTTTTGGATCGCACTCGAAAACATCTGCCTCCAGGCCCAATTCCTTCCTTCGGGCTTGATGTCTCAGCCATTGACGCTCAATGCCGTATCTGTCCCTGGCATCCTCTTTGCCATGGTAGTGTATCAGGTCAGCCTCGATGTTCCTGTTGGTCCATAGGCCCTCCTCAAACCCCCACATGACATGATGAGGGGAGTTGACCCATTGCATCCCCAGTTTCCGCCGAATAATCCTGAGTTGAAAATCGGGGTACTGGCCAATCTGGTGAGACTTGATCCAGAATCCGGTATCAGGGTCGGGCATAGCAAACGGTGAATCATCGAACCTCATAAGCTCATAGGATTTCCGGGATACATGAACGCAGTCCACATCGTCCGGCATACCGTTTTTGTCGATATCGGCAAGCAACACCTTCAGTTCAGGAGAGCACTGTTCGTCAAAATCAAGGATGAAAAAGATCTCCCCAAGAGGAATATACTGGAGCAGGATATTCGACTGAATGATCTCCTGGGCATGAAACCATTTCTCCCACTTGTGGGAATAAACCTCGACTTTTGGGAACTCCTTCAATTCAATGACGGTATCGTCTGAACTCCAACCATCGATCACAATGATCCGGCTTACCCATGGCTCGTCATGGATGTCCCCAATGACGGGCTTGACCATTTTTTCCTCATCGAGTCCCTTCATTCCAATCAGCATGGTTCCAGTACCTCCAAAAAGACGTAACGTTTCCCCGTAAACTTCGTGTGGGGTTCAATTGGGTTTGGGGCAAAATCATCTTTGGATGAAATTCTTACGATCTTACACCTCTCAATCAGTTCTGAGAGTGCTTTCTTGGCTTCTGCCTGGCCTACTTCGCTGTCACCAAGCCAGATATTATTGTAATCTTTCCAATTAACCATTTAATAGTTCCTCCAAAGCTTTTCTCACTTTCAACGGTGAGATTGAGTGGATGCATGGCGAAGTGCATTGCGGGTTGGTTCCCCAACAGTGACTCATGGTTTTGCACACGGCCAGCATATCCGGTTGAAGATTGATGATCCTGGCTCCGTACTGCGCCCTGGGGCCAACCACTCTCGCAGGCGCCGGGCCATACAGACATACGGCATCGGTCCCAACAGCACCGGCCAAATGGGACAGAAAGCTGTCAATCACAACGGCAGCCTTAGCGTGCTTCATGACCCATGCACTCTCCCTAAAGGTCAGTTTTCCACACAGATCCAGATCTGATTTACACCTGATATCTGAGGCACCGCCTAACTGGACGATTGGAAGACCGATCCCCTTCAGGACAATATCCATGTGAGGATACGATCGGTACATCCGGCTTCCTCCGGTTGTGTGTACTACGATGAAATCGTTATATCCATATGCTCCAACATCTCTGTCTGGATCGGCTTTCCAGAATAAATCTCCAAACATCTTCAGGTCTGGCATTTCAGGCTTGATAAATATCTCATCCGCCTCCACCTTGCAGAAATACGGGTACATGGAGTAAAGTTTGACATCCAGATTATTGAAACCGCCCGGCAGAATGTGATCCTCATGAGGGGAGTAAACAACCTGATACCTGTTCAACAGCTGGTAATCCCAGTCAATGATTTCGTCTATGTACGGATTTCCCTCAACGATATCGGTGTAAATAGACTGGGTCATGTAGGTCAACTTCATGTTGGGATGTCTCTCTTTAATCCCCTTAAGGCACTGGGTTGTCATGAGGACATCTCCGGCCGATGAATGCTGGGCGAACAACACCTTCTGTATTTTCGGCTTTGGTTTTTGGTTCACAATGTCGCTGAAAACATCGTTGATATCGTCAACGCCGGCAACCCATTCTTTGGCCCTCTCAAGCCCCCTTTCGGCCATGCCCTTTCTCAACTCAGGATCCCTGGCAACCCTCAATATGGCCCTCCTGATATCCGCAACGCGGGGTGCCTTCGCCTCGATTTCAGACTCTCCCCCTTCCGTTACCATGGGGACAAAGGCATCGTCGTTGCATGGCACCATTTCGGCAACGCCCAGTCCCAACTCCGTTTGAGCTGTCGTATCCGTCAGAATGCAAGGCGTTTCGCACAGCATGGCTTCCAGTGGGGTCCACGATAGCCCTTCTTGCATCGAGCAGTTTACCAAGCAGTCCATGGCATTATACAGACCAACCATTTTGTCTATATTGTACGTCCCCGGAACCTTCACGATCAAATCACCAGACCGCGCCCCAAAATCCTTGGCGAGTTGCCTCAAGTTGTGATACCCGTCAATCCTTGTATGCATGTAAAGATTCATCTTCGGATATTGCTTTTTAGCTTCGGTAAACGCCTTCAGCAATCGCTCCGGGGCCTTCCTTACGCAGTTCACGCCAACATATCCAAAGACCAGGTTGTCACTCGGAACCGTTGGAAAAAGTGTTTTTCTCACCGCATTCCGGTTTTCAAGCCTCATGAATTTCTCGCTGTTCAGAAGCGGAGGCCGAAAGTACCGCAGGTTCGGAACATGATCTTTCAGTGTGTCAAACCCGTATTGGGAGTAAACACACGGCATATCGCAATCGTTTATCCACTTGACCCAATCCAACCTGATCATTTGCACATCGTATGGGAAGATATATACGATCTTAAATTTTCTGGAATCACGTAATTGGATAATGTTCTTCCAAATTTCATAATACTGCCAGATATCGATCCCAACAAAACACACAATGTCCAGGTCCAATCGCTGGAGAAGGCTTATCAGACGTGCCTTGCCCCAGTAATCGTTTCGTGATGTAGCGCCTATAAGGGTATAGGGGAGAGGGTCGAAAGCAATTCCGATTGGATCGACGTTTTCGGCACAAAAGCAGGAGAACTCATACTTTTCGGTATCCACCTGGGATGTAATAGCGGACATCATATTTCCATTCCCTATACCGCTATGTGGATGCAGGCCCACGAATAGAACTTTCTTTTTCACTTTCACCTCCAATGGGTGTTTATCTATGATCTTCCTCCACGGTTAACACGTCTATATTAGGAAACCGGCGCGTTTCCACTATGCTCACCTGGTAGTATTCTCCGGATGCAGGTTTCCACCGGTCGAGCACTTGAGCCCCATATGAATGAGGCAGATAGACCTCATTTTTGGATAGGCCCAACAGGGCCAGCTCTTGTTCATCCTCCAGCTCGTTTCCGTATAGGGCCGCCACCTGCATTGCATCACAGTTATCCTTGACGCTTTGCCACTGTGTCTCCTTCAGGTAAGTGTTGGGGTCTCTCACTTCACCGCTTGGCCGCATGAGTTCGCCGCTGTTGACATTGCACTTATAGAGGATGGAATCGTACCACGCCAGGTTTCCTTCAAATATCTTTGGGAGCATATTTGTGACGAGAAACCGTTCGGTACTCACGTCAAACTCGATGACATCCCCAGCCTCAGCGGAGGTGTTATATGCTATCCTGGCCCTCTTGAAATGCTCCAGCGTGATCGGCTTTGTGGCCTGGGAAGTATGGCGGTAAGTCGCGTATTCACCGGATATGTTTCCGGCATCGCGTACAATCGTGTACGCCGCCCCCACACCTGCCAGCATACTCGTGATCTCTGATCCGATTGTCATGAAGCCCTTCCCTCATGGAAGAAGCTAAAGGGTTAGTTGCTCGTTAACGGTTGTTACCACAACAAAAGATCTCGGTTGTGGGCGGTCATGACTCCCCATCACTGGGACTCACGATTACCTTATTATCGTCCCGGTAAGTAGCCTCGGCGCCAGTTCTGTCCTCATACTGGAAGCCAGCGTCAATCTTGGTCCCGAAAATATGGACGGCCGAAACCCCAGCAAACTCATATACGCTGTCCTTCTTGGCCCTTTCAAAATCATCATCCATGTCCTTAATAAGCTTGCGCAGGTTTTCAAACTCTTGCTGGCGGTGGACATCTTCGAATCGGACCTTCTTGGAAGCGCCAGAAGTCAACATAAAGAACAGTGCTCGCTTGGTTCTTTGGATCAGCCACATAATCTGGAAAGAAGAAGTAACAGGGCACGTGAACCCTGTTTCGGCTTCGGCCATATCAACGGCATCGGCATAGTTGTCGGAATCAAAGCTGTCCGATAGGCCCATGATTTCCCGCGTAACCCTGGCAATGAGTTCAGCTTCGGTCATCTAATCTCCTTCAGGCCCGTCCCACTTGAAATCAGGGTGCATCTGCGTCAAGTGACTGTTCAGGCCTTGCTGTGTCCGCAGGACCTTATCGCAACCACTGACAGGGCATGGAAACTCTTTGGGTTTAGCCTCAACATCAGCTTCCAGTTTTTTCTCAAGATCATCGATGATCTTCAGGGCCTGTGCAAGCTCTGCCTTCAAACGATCATTTTCAGCATTGGGAGAGTTACTGCCAAGATCACCCAATACCATTACGGATGGATCCTTTAAATTTACCAGCTCAAGAATGGGCTCTGGGATGGATTCATTTGCATCGTCAAATATTTTATCTCTCGGCCACGTCTTTGATAGCAGTTGGCGTTCCTCTCCTTCTCCTTGTGATATCCTCGCCTTAATCGACGTTAAAAGTTGTACTCTCATAGCTCCCCTTTCTATTTTTGATGGGTTAAAAACTCACTGCGTTTCCCGTGCCAGCGGGGTAAATCATCACCCGCAGATTGGTTGCATTGTAGTCAAAACCCGACTCGGCAGACGCCCAACCCCGTGAGCCGCCCGTGGCTGCATCATAGATGTGGAGTCCGGTTGTGGCGCAGTCGGTGACACGCTTGAGAGTCATTGAAGTTATATCAGTTACTCCGGCAGACATGTTTTTAATATATAGTTTTGTGTAATTTGCCAATCCGGTATGGTAATCTGACCCAGTAACGCCGCTTGATATTAAATAAATTCCAACTCCATAATACATGGCATACCAATTCACTGTCGATGCTGTACTCGCACCAACTGTGGAAATTTTATATAATTCTTTCGCAGAAAGTACGTTTGCATTTTTATAAATTGCACCTGCACCCAAGGTAGTGAAAGTATCAGCATCGTTTATTATTGCTGCTGATTCAGTCCATCCCACCGTTAAATTCCAACCAGCAAGTAAATCTCCACCCAGAGCCTCCCCGCCCCCAGCAGCACCGGCATAGCCAATGAGGTACTTGTCGTTGGTCACATCATAGACTACGACTTTATACCGTGGCGTGTGGGAAGAGTACTGGCTCAAGTCTGTGTCTGGCAACCACAAAAACTCCCCGCCATCCCCCGCAGCGTCAATGTAGGCGGTCTGGTCGTCGAACTGGACGAGGCTTGTGGTTACGCCCTCCACAGTATTCCCCCCGCTTGCCGGTAATGAATTTCGCCCAAGAGCGTACAGGGCGGCTACATCGTCAGCGGATAGGGCGTGGGGGTAGATGCGACCATCGGAGATGAAGCCGGTGAAACCATTGGCATCGCCGTATGATATTTTGATGGCATTTACCTGATAGGCATCAAAAGTCCCAACGCCTGTCGTATTTGTAACATCGACATTATCCATGTAAATCTTCGTGTTTGTGGTGCTTGGTGCCCCACCGTTATGTGTGATGACAACATGATGCAACGATCCGCAGGTAAAAGTGTTTAATCCCTCAATAGCAATACGGCCAAGCGTATTATTGTCTGCCCGATGGAATATAAACTTAATGTAGGTTTTACTATTGATAACCGCTATTATTCTGAAGTTTGTACCAGTTGCACACCCAAAATTAACAAACATGCTATAATCGCCATCAGAACAATCCTGATTGAGCCACATCGATATGGAAAATGCCGTTGCCTTGAAATCAACATCCCCAAAAACTGATGCAGCAACTACATTTTGATTTACACCATCAAAAGTTGTATAAGTGGCCCCCACAACCGGCGCATTCACCAGCGTCCCATGATTGCCACCTGTGCCTACGTCTGAGACAACCGTACTCGATTCCATCCAATCTTGAGTCAGCGGCCAGTGGTCTACAGGTGCTTCTATACCCGCCCATGCCCATGTAGCAGAGAAGAGCAGGACGGCTATTGCTATGAGATATTTTTTCATGGCTTAATATCTTTCAGTCTCGACATAAAAAGTCGTTGATCCTGCCGTTAAAGCGTTGGTGTTCCCGTCTGTCGTGTCAATCGTTGCATAAATCTCAGTGGTTCCTGTCCAGCTTGGCAGATAACCGCCCTGTATAGCCGCAGCCCTTGTCATGCCTGTACCCATGTCGGCATCTGCCAAACCTTTCGTGACAGCGCCGGAAAGGACATCGTGAGCAGCTAATATCTCTGCTGCTCCCTCTGCCGTGATTCCGACTTCCAGCGTGGCCGCTGACACAGTACCACCAGTGTACGCCGCAGTCGTGTCTGCATAAAATCCGATAATCTTGGTCTTGGCCGGAAGGGTAGCAATAACAATCCCCTTGGTGGTATCCGTATCCGAGTAGGCAGCATAAGTGGTCGTAACTTTGTAGAGATGCGAATTAAGATTTCCCGTGCTGTTAACCGTTACTCCAGAGCCAGATCCGGCAGTTATGTTTGCAGTGGTGACTTTCACTAAACCAGCAGGGTCGATTGTAAGCCGCTCTGTTGGGGTTTCAGAACCAGAGGCACTTGTCGCAATCACAACCTCAGTCGGCATATCACCATCGGCTGGCGTACCGTCCACACGAGCCTGAATGTATGCGCCATTGGCCCATGAATCTCCATCGTAGGCTTGCATTTTCCATGTGCCCAAAACGGCGTTATCATCTACCGGAGTGGCATGAGAGGCTTCCGTACCTTCGGCTTTTCTTGTAACCAATGTTGGTGATGTAGCTTCTGTGTCATGATACGCCGATATGGTTACTTCCGAATCAGCACTGTCCTCACTGACTTCTAACAGGGTGTCAGGGGTTGTTGTTCCAATTCCAATACCGTACACCGAATACAAATATGAACCGGATGCATCAAAAGCCATGAAGGTAGTAAGTATGCCATTGATCTGGGCTTGCCAGAACATATCCATATATTGTGCACCAGCCGATGGATCTGACAGATTGCCATAAATCTTGGCATTGACATCGCCATCTTCGCAGTCGTTATCTTTGAAGTTGGTAGTAGGGGTTGGGGAAGCACCGGAAGCGATAGGTCCGGTCGCTGAGACTGTGGTTCCGTCTGTGCTCAGGGGGGAGTCGGCAAACCCCGCTGCGCCACTCGCTACCTTGGGGATGTTATTGTCGGTTACGCCTGTGGGGTCTATGGTAACGAATGTTGGGGAAGCATCTGTGGTCAGGTCTTGATTGACAGCAGATGTATCCTCCACCGTCAACGTCTTGCCAGACCCCGAGAACGTCAGGGTTCCACTGTATCCATCCCCGACAGCAAAAGATTCGTTCAGGGTAAGGGTGTTTGCCTGAGTTACCCCTGTAATCGTGGTCTTCTGACCGTCCACGGTCAGGGACTTGTCGATGTCCACAACCGCCGCCGCCGCAACATCCAGGGAGGCGGTTCCATTGGTGATTGAGAAGGTATTGGTCCCACCTGCTATGGTTGCACCGTTGACCGTAATTGTTCCGGCTACCCCGTCAATATAGAGAGTTGTGCCATCGCCTGTGACGAATGACACCATCTTCCAATACGTTCCATCGCAGGAAACCAGCGCCCCCATTTTGGGGCCGATAATGCCAAGGGTGGATGGTGTATCGTCCTTGACGGTAAGATCTTCTCCAGAGCCGTCAGCAGTATTAATGATAATGAACTGTCTGTCTTTACCAGCTGTTTCAGCAAAGAGGTTTATGTTTCTATCTGCCCCGCCTGGATCAAGAAAATGCACTGGGACATCGGTTGTCGCAAAGGTTTTATCTCCGGTAAGTGTTTCAGTGTTATGGTCGAGAGATAACGATGTCCAAGTAGGCCCACCCGTAAACTCAAGCCCGTCCTCAGTGCTCTTGACAACAGGGACCTTCCCGGCTTCACCAGCATACGTTTGCGGGGTATCCCTGTTTCTGATAAAAGATGGGCGTTCTGCGAAAACCTGCCCGGCAATCGCAAGGATTGTGAAAAATATGATGGTCGAAAAGAGCCTTTTCATCCTCTTGCCCTCCTATCTTTCTGGGAGGCTCAATACAACAGTAACGCACCCGGCCGTGATTTCATTGGCTCTGGCACCCAGTCTGTACTGTGCGTTTGGGTCCTCGTCGTTGTAGTCATCCTCAAGCGGATATGTGAACGTATCCATTGTCTTGGCTGTGGCAAACCCATCGAATGATCTTTCCAGTCGGACGGTCCCCGTAAACTCTCCGCTCACACTGGTGTTGAAGTGGCCCTTCGGGCAAACAGCTTCAGTGAACACATCCTCGCCACTCGCATATATTTTGCGCTCGCAATAAGGCGAATCGCTTGTTTTCGTGAAATCGTCCGGAACGGTTCTTGCGAACGTCTGAACGGTGTGCCCTGGAATGACATTCTGGGGGTTTCCGTCTATGTCCCGGATACGGTACGTAGTTGTCGTTGAATCATTTCTGTAAGTCGGCATCCTTTCCCACCTCCCTCATCGGCATATCTTTCCGACCATAAGAAATAGGAATCCCGAGAGCGTCACGTTTGACGGCTCCCGGGTTCCATTTCACTCGGTCAAACTTATCCAAATAGTTGCGGTTCTGCGCAACCTGTCCATTACAAAAGACATTCAATCGGATAGCCATGATTCGTTTCCTCGCAATTTAGAGGATTGTGGGATTAGTTGCTGGGTTCCAGATCCACAACCACAGCAACATTCGACATCTCAGTCGTTGGCGTAGAAGTTCTGGTTAGCACCAGATCGCAGGTGAACATATCGCCCGGCGAGTAACTCTTTGACGAACTGAGAGCCGCCTGGGTGATACCCGTATCACCACTTTCTTTGGTTGTTTTGTTTGTTGACGCTTCACCGGATACATGTGCAATGACCGGCTGGGTTGTCAGGCAGGTTGTGCCATTGATCTTTACATCAAGGGCCACCTGCAGCGTGTTGGAATCATCTTTCCCGCTTGCCAAAGCCGACATCCAAACATCCGACACATTACCGGCATACTTGGCAGCACCCAGAGGATAACCGCGTATCGTATTGGTAATCTCACCGGAGAAAACAGCTTTCAGCGTGGGTTCAACGACTTCGTTTACCTGCTTTGCAAACCCTGGATTTGGATTTGGTCCCTTGTACTTTCTCGATTTTGCCATCGGAAATCACCTCCTTTCTCCCCGGAGGGGCGTTAAGCCACATCCAGGATGTAGAGGGCGTCTTCCTGATAAAGTACCGGGATTCCCTTGTTCTGGACTCGAACGACAATAGCGTCCGGATCCCATTCCACATGGCTATCCACCTTCAGGCCGTAATGCCTATCCAGGTCGAACGGTGCATTGGCAAATTCAGCGATTTTGTTGTCCTCAACGGTAGAGCAGAACATCACGAATTTGTCCGTTGGAATGTAGTTTTTGTTCGTGTAAACGTAATCTTCCTGCGACTTGTAGGAAGTCGATGGCGCCGATGAAACCGTGACGGTACCGGCCTGCACGTCTACGCTTGAGATGGTCTCCGCTTCCTTGGTGCGAGCGGACACATCATAGAAGGACAGTGTATCTCCGGCCTCGAAGTCCGTCGCATCGTCCACGCTGATCGTGGTGGTCGAATCGGCAGTCACCACCGCAGTCAACCATGACCTTATCTGGTACGTTTCATCGTAAACGACCATGTTCTTGATGTTCAGGAGGGCGCCGAGGGTTTGTGCGGACCTTGTAAAAAGGTCACCGTCTCCAAAGGCCGATTTCGTGAGAAGGTTCTGGATCGATGTGTCCAGAATCATGTACTTCAAAACGTCGGTCGTGAAGATGGCGTAATCGATGATCCCGCCGTTCGCCTTCCGCATCGCATTTCGGGCATCAAAGATGTCCTCAACGATGTTCGCGTTCGCACCGTCATCCCATTGATCGGCCGCCGCAAGGGTGACCACGTTGTCAGATGGGACATTGTAATCGATGGTGTATTTCAAGCCGTTCATCACCGAATAGGTGAATGAGGCCCCGCACATCATCTTTGCGAACATCCATTCCCTGCGCCGCTCCGAACGGTTCTTCAGGGATTGGGTTTCCTTGGCAATACGTTTCTTGGCCGTCATGTACTTGGCGGTCGTTCCAGGCTCACGAAGGTTGTTCAAAAACTCCTCACCGAACGGAATCTTTTCCTTCCAGAAAGCCGCAAAGGCCGCCCCGGCGCCAACGCCCATAGGGGCTGTGGTCGGGGACGGAGACCCGGGCGCTACGAAAGGCGTCAAACCCCGGTTTCCGATCTGGGTTTCCCATTTGATGTTGTCAGACTCCCAGTTGTCCTGACCGAACAACTTCAAGAGAAACAGCGAAGGAGGCGTTTGCCACGTTTCGATGAGTTTCTGAAGTCTTGAAAGTCGAAGATCAGGAAAATCACTTGCTCGAATGGTCATTCTGCTTCACCTCCTTCCAGTTTACGGCAGATAGATGGTCGTGCCCATGTCAGCTGCGCCACTGAGGTCAGCTAAAACCTCAGCGTCATAGCCGTACAAGGCTCCCTCATAAAGTTCAGCGTTTCCAAATACCAAGTTGCCCTGACCGCCTTTTGCATTCTCGCCCGTTCCGGTATCAACCGCGCCAGCAAGGAATCCCTTCGCTTGAACAAATGGGGCTGCCGTTTTGGTTTGGATCCACACGCACGCACCAAGGGTCATGGTCAAGGCTGTAATCGTATTCGCAACCACAATCGCCGCAATGTGCGAATACGTGGTTCGATCAATGGACGAAATGGCCCCGCAGTCAATACCTGAAGCGCCATCATAGGTGCTGTCACCACCACCCAGATGGTCCCCCACCGCGAACTTGTAGCTGTCATCCATGGTCATATAGATCGTTGTGCTTGCAGAAACGTCTGCTGTCAGGTATGCAAGTCCAGGGTAGGTGGTCAACCCAGCGGACAGGCCGTTATCGGCACACACATACGGGACGTACATTCCTGCCCGATTCGTGGACTCCGTAATGATCCCCATTGCGGTACCGGCAGGGATCACACCATACCCGGCAGGGATGGAGATGTCCTTGATCCTTGCCTGCTCCGGGGGGCTTTTAAACAGGGCGCGAAGATCAGTTGCGCCCGTCAACACAGTTCCATAAGGCTGAGATCCGTACATTACGCTTCACCTCCTTCCTCTGCCTGGCCACCGAGAGCTTGCATCTCCTTGACCCAGGCGTCGTCTTCCTCTTCCATTTGCTTGGCAGTTTTGGCGTCAGGATCAGTTTCGTGACCGTCCTTGTCTCCACTGAAGCCCGTACCCAGAACGGATACGGTCATGCCCTTGCCTTCCCATTCCTCAATTTCCGCCTGGACGGCTTGGCTGAAGACTTCCTCATCCAGTGCTCCGTCCTTGACAAACGCATCGGCCTTGACCATCTTCTGAACCTTCTCGTGCATGTGTTCAGGAATGTCACACGCAGAAAGTGCCCTGGTCCAGATACGGTCGGCCGCACTGTCAATCCGGTTGCGCTTCTCCTGTTCCGTGCGGATGTAATCCGACTTTTCCAACTTCAGAATCCGCTCCTCCAACTGTTCCTTCTCCACGTCCTTTTGCTGAAGTTGGTCCTTGAGATCCGCAACCTGGTCTTCGAGGCCTTTCTTAACGGCTTCGAAGGAGGCTTTAAGATCCCGCTCGGCCTCATCCCTGATTTCCTGATACAAATCCGGGCTTTCGGCTTTGAGTTCCTCAATGGTGTTCGGCATTACCTTCACCTCCTTTTTGGTGGCCCCCTTCTGGGCCTGTTCTTTGTGGAAACCGCCGACCGATTCGACGGTAAGATCAACGTCTTCATCCGCAAAAGCGGTTGACCGAGTATTCGAGTCGTACCCAAAGACACAAACAGAGGCTTCCTTGAATACTGATTTCCGCCATATTGACGCCGGGCCCTTCACGGTAAGGCCGTTAGCCTCTCCGGATTCACCGGCCTCAATTCTTTCGACTGCTGTTGGCATTGCGTATATACTTGCCTCATAGGGGAAGCCTAATTTCGATAGCTTTCGGAATTCTTCGCTGACAGGAGTGTCAACAAATTGCGCCGAATTGAACTCAATCGCCCCCATGGAAATGTCTGGCTTTTTTGCAAATGCGATTTTACGGTTGGTATCGTGGGATTCGAGAATGGGATAGGTTGATTTCGGAAACTTCATTCCAGACAGGTCAATCAGGAGATCACCCCAATACCAATGCTTTGGGATTATCCCTCCGCTGTACGCAACCATCTGGAACCCTTCCTCGTCGCCACGGCTTACAGCTCTTGCGAACCCCTCATGATCCATAAAATGAAGGGCTGACTTCGGGACCTTCATTTCAACTTCCATGGACTGCTTCTCCTTTTTCTTGCTGGTCTTGCAGGCCGGCAAGTCCGGCCAATGTCTGCAAACACACTTTTTAATTCCCGCAGGGTTAGGTGCGTGACGCGCATAAGCAATGGCGGCAATGGCCCTTTTTCGGGTATCCACCGGGTATGTGCCTTTTGGGGCCCCGCCGCTTGGTCCGCAGAACGGTCCCTTTTTGTAAGTGCCAGCATTGGATCCGCCCGGCTTTTTGCGATCATCTTTCGTAGCGAAAGATTCGCGTTCTTCTGGTGTAACCCCAAAGAACTCATCGTGGGCCGCAATATCAAAATTTGTGCTCATCGCTTATTCCCCTGTCCCGGAAAAGCGAAGGGCAGAGTAGTAGGTGTGGGCGGCCCACTATTCTGCCCTTTCGCTCACTCCCCGTTTTTTCAGGCTGGCCTACCGTCGAAACAGGGTCCGGTTGTTGGGAGGATCACCCTGGCGTTATTGATCCTGTTGTGAAGCCTTCTTCCCTTTTTTCGGGGGTTCGGCTTCGGTTGATTCTTGGTGTGCTTCCTGGTCCACCGCCAAAATCGTCTTGGGGAACCGTTTGTCTTCCGTCGCTTTTTTAAGCCTCAGCCGCTTGTATCCTCTGAATCCTAACCTCTTCAGGATGTCTTCGTTCGGAATGCCTGCCGTATCGTTCAAACTGCCATGCTTAACGCCCAACATCGCCTTCGCCATACTCTCAATGTTTTCTATCTGGGACACCGGGAAGGTTGTCTCGATACATCTCTCCGGCTTTTTTTGAATTTCCTTGAAAATCGGTTCCTGGTTCTTGTCAAAATCAATCGCCTCTTCAACGGTAAAGGTCTTCGGAAACCCCGCAATTTCTGATTTCAGAAAGAAGATGTTTCCCCAGAAGTCCCACCTGAGCCATCTTTCAAAGGCAACAATCTCGTCTGATACCCGATCGCTAAGGGGGCCCCGGGACGCCTTTACGCTTGCAAATGGCCCCGACGCCCTTCCGGTCGTAATGTCCTGGGGCTCATTCAAACCTGAAGAGATCATCTGCATGATGTCCGTATCGCCGTCGCTGATCCTTGGAAGATTCGGAAACTCGGCCTTCACTTCCATATTCGGGCCAACGACCAAGGTTGACCCCGGCGTTTTCACTGCGCCTATCCCGGTTTTCTGTTTCTGCTCGTCTGTAAGGGTCAGCCAGGTAAGCCAGCTTTTAACATCGGTAAATCGGATTACCCAGACGTATGCGCCACTTGATTTCTTGTGATCAATCTCATACATCTTGAGGTTTTCCCAGTGGTTCAGCCATTGGAGGATGGTTTGCAGGTGTGACGTGCTGCGCTTTGTGATAAGACCCAGATCCCATGACACGATGAATCGATTGAATCCCCCTACGGACTTAAAGGCCTTCGCCCTGGTCCTGCAGGGATCCAGCATTTTGGAACTGAAACCGTTAAGAGTCTTGGCTACCCGGTATAGTTCAGGATATCGCGCCATATAAATGGACGGGACATGTTCCTCAATGTCGTTCTCCGTGTCCTTAATGCAATAAACAAGGGGCATCCTGGTTTTGCGTGGATGGAAGAGAATCCCATACTCGTTCTCCCCGTCGATTACATCGGGGTCTATGAAATCAATCTCAATAAACCCGTCCTTATGGCAGGTAAAACAAAGATGTAGCTCGCCGCTGATAAATGTCCGGGTCACATATTTTGGCCAATAATCGTACAGCCTGTTGCGATAGTCCGTTTCGGTTTCGTCAATGACTGCGTCTATTTCCGGGATGTCCGATACGGTTGCGAAACCTTGGCCGGTAAGGCGGCCCACAAGGCCGCGAGTGGAGGTGTTGACATGAGGATTTGAATGGAATTTGTTCCAGATATGTGCGTGGAGGTATTCCCTGCTGATTACAGAGCCGTCTTTTGATGTGGATCCAACTACCGGAAAGCCGTCAGTATCCCGAGCCCCCTCAATTGCTGAAGGAGGTGCGTATTGCCACGGATGGGCGAACTGAGCTTCAGCCCAATTCTCTTCCGTTAGCTGTATCTTTGAATTTTCCGGCATTTCATGGGACATCCTCTTGTGAAACACATCTGTATCAACGGTACAAAAGTGCCTCAATGAGACATATATGTATCATGAAATGCTAAAAAAATTGGTTTGTCAATAAAAAAGTGACCTAAAAGGCCACTTTGATGTCATTTTGTTCCTGAGATGCACAATACAGGTCAATATTTCCCCAATAACCCCTCTGCCGGGAAAAATGTTCCGAAATCCATTTTACCCTTTCTCTCTCGGAAATCGACCACCGTTAACTCGCGGCCGGCGTACATTCCGCCGCCTATTGTAAAAATGGAATCGTCCTGTACGCCACCCTTTATGTTCTTCTCCGGACTTCCGAACCATCCCGCCTTCTTTCCAGGCGCTGGGGGCTGATGAATGAATTCCGTCGCTTCTTCTATGAGGATATCATCCTTCTTGTAACCTGGTACTGCCAATGGTGGGGCCTTGAATTGCCCAAATTTCGCAGCGTTGAAAAGCTCCGAAAACATCGCCTTCTGCTGAGAATAATTTGGGCTCCATATTTGGAGCTTTATTCCTCGTTCTTCGCACCATGGCGCGAGATCCCAAACGCCCCATCGTTCTCCCCCAAGGATATCCAACCCACCAAAAGTGTCATGGATCACTTGAAATCTATTTTTAATCCCCTCTAAGCTGTGATCTTCCACATCATCAAGATACAGAAGAATATACAGGTACGCCGGGATTTCTCCCTCTGCTGCTATCAGCGGATTTCTCCTGCTTCCAATCAGCCCTTTCATAATGGCCGATACGATAGTCCTTGCAGACGTTCTTTTTCCTTCCGTTGGATCAGCACGGTCTATGGAGCCCATGATCGCCCAATCGGTATCATAAATATTGCTCAACGTTTCAACGTCAGTAGGCTCCGGAATCCTTGGCCTGTTCTGATCCGTTCGCAACCGAAAAATGTCCTCGATATGCCAAAGCTTCTTCTTGATCACCTGAATCTGGTTTTCGACATTAGCCTCGATACCCCGCTCTGCGAATTCAGCTTTCGTCTCTTCCAGTTTCGTCTTTTCATTGATTAGCTCAATAAGGGTATTGTGAACGTTGATGGCCCTGTCAACCCCCAGATAATGCATCGCCTCGATTGTCTCGGGTTTAAAGAACTTTTCTTCGGCGGACTCCCATAGATTAAGAAAGAACTTCTCAAAATCACCGAACGGAAATTTGACTCTAAACCCATTGAGTTGGGCAACTGTCGCATTTGGGTTCCAATAATCTGCCGGGTCCCCTTCTTTGCTAAATCGGTACGAAAAGAAAAGAGTTGGGTCTTCGCCTTTAATATACGACTCGTATAGGTTGTGGAGGATATGATTCTTTGGCGACACGGTTGAATCGATCGCTCCCATGGCATTCGGGATCCACCGCGTCGATCCATCCAGCTCTGTAAAAAACGTTGACTTGACCATTTTAAACAGATCGCTGAAGGTGTAGGCATTGATATTGGAGAGAAGTCCGGTGTGGGATGATATAGGCTTGATTTCCGACTGGATGCTATCGTATCTGTCTGTTAGGGTAATAGCCTGTTTCTTCACATTCTTCAGCCCTATCAGATTTATGAGCTTTGGCGAGTTTTTTATGATATCTTTCATGATATCATAGTGGACAAAAGTAACCTGGTCTTTACTGTTGGCGCCACAAAGTATCTTCTGCCTCTGAAAAACGCAAAACCTCCAAAGCTTTATCAGGCATACCAGGAGCGACTTACCCTCTCCGCGAGGCCAGCAAAAAACTAACAGGCGGTAAACAAATTGGCCTTTTTCCATTCTAAGGGCTTCACGGATAATTTCTTTCTGGGCCTCCCACATTTGCTTGTACGACTTGCCTGTTTCAGGGTGAAGGTCGTCCGGCAGGTCCCTAAGTGACACCCACTTCTTTGCCGTGGAATCAAAGGGGACGACCTCAATATAGGCGTTATCTTCAGCCCATAAGATAAACCCTTCGGCACCGTTTGTATATTCCGGCTTATGCTTGTAGATGTAGTCGTTGCTATTCATACATTCCCTTCAAATTGATTTGTTGTGCGATACGTGGTTTTCCCCCACACCACTCCCGCTCCCTAAGCGGCTTCTACAAGCGGCTATTATTGGGTAGCCTTGCCCTGCATGGATCTATGCTATTTCCATGAAGCGTACCTCTCATTGAGGTCCAACCGGAGGGGCTTTCACCTTAGTTACTCGCCTGAATGCATCCTCCTTCTATCGCACAACAAAAGCATTAGGAATTTTCATCCCAGCCCTGGGCCGCCTCATAGCCCTGCCCGTCTCGCATGAGATCATCCATGCTTTTTCCTGCAGGCAGTGGCTTTTTCCTTCCGAATTTCTGGTTCCAGAGCTTGTCCAAGCCAATATCCTTAAGCTCGGCCCTGATCTCTCGAATCAGTTTGGGCATTTCTATAAATTGCGGTCGCGTGTGAATCCTTCCCTTGCTGTCCTCATAGTCTGTGCTGTCAACTGAAAAAGTTTCCAAAAGCATTCGGATATACATATGATACAGAGGAATGACCAGAAGGCCAAGTCTGTCCAGTTGAGACTGGACAATGATATCGCCTATGCCGTTATCTGGATCCACCCAATCACGATAGAGAGAGGATAAGAAGTTGTGAATAACCTTGCAGGGCCCCATTTTTTTCTTGTAAGTACACTGATCATAAAGGGGGCACTTTTCACCTTTGCATTCCTGGACATGGGCGATGTACCGCGCCTGCATACCCATAACGGTCCCGACTTGCGTTTTCAGATCTCGACCGACCTTTGACTGGTCAACAGCCATAATATTAAAACCCCCTCATGTAATTTTCTTCTTGACATTCCGATACCAATGGTTTAAATTAGAGTCATCCTGTAACCTTACTGTTTTCCTTTTCAAAAGCCCACTGGCAAATAGCTGGTGGGCTTTCTCAATCCATCACGAAATCGTCCTCATCATCCCATCTCCACATTTCACTCAATGCGTACTTAGGCCTTATCGCTGGGAAATGGCCGCACTCCACTATTTCGATAAACCCTTTCTTAATCAATTCGTCCGCGGCCTTCCTGAATGTCGGCTTTGACATTCCGTATGAATCTGTATGGCTGAATTTAATGTAATCATCATCACGGTTGATAATCTTTCCGCGGGAGTCCTTCAGGTTCCGCCGCGCCTTGAGCTGAACGTAAAAGTCTCTGGCAGACCTCGAAAGGCTTTGCCAGGCTTCGCTGTGAAGAAGACCATAATCAATCTGAATATGTTGCGTATCCGAAAAGCGTTTTATCGCCACACTGGATGCCCACAGGTTTTATCATGGTTTTTGGAGTTCTTTCCCGCATTTATGGCATAGATAAACGGGATATTCGAGGACGATGTTCTTCCCCGTTGCGTTGCCGGGGGCTAAAACGCTCACTATTGCGACCCGGTAGGCCTTATCAAAGAATTCCCCGTTGCAATCGAGGCAAATTGCCGGAGTTGCCTGGGATGGATCAAAAGGTGGTGGTTGCTGTCTTGGCATAATCTTTATCTCCTATTTGATTCGAGTTCTCAAACCGATACCATGTCGGTTGCATCGCATCATGCGATAGACCAGAAATGGTTTCGCAAAAGCCAGAAAGAACTTGGGCGGGGAAATGGGTTCCCTCCCCAGTCTAATATCAAACCAAAAAGTAAATCTGTACCATGACTGATACCTGAGGGCCAAAAGCTTTTTCATTTCTTCTGCGAAGTCGTGGAATGCATCGGCAGCGGAATAAAAAACGGCAACATCATTATCGTAAGGACCACTGCTGTATGTTCCGGTATAAGTGGTGTCGCTACTATAGGCGATCATTCAGTTGCCTTCCTGATAATCCGTTTCACGGTTCCATCGCTTGAATAGCGATTTCCATCGAGTTTATCGTCTATCAGCTGGATCCCAAGCTTGCCAATAGGAAACCGAGTACATACAGAGTTCATCATAGAAATGTTTTAGGATTCTCTTTATAATACTCCCAAGATCTTGGCCTTCGAGTAACGAATTATTCGCCATCAGGCTTTCCCTTTCAACTCCTCGTAAGTCCAAAGGCATTTCCCCTTCCTCAACCCCGGGTTCCATACGGTGCTGCATCCATGCTCGGCGCCCAGCCATGCACAACAGCGTTTTCTGCAGAACTCCCGATCCACCTCGTCCTGGTTCGGCATGGATTCAAGCCTGAAGCGTTCCAAGATGGATAGATCTTCGTCCTCCACTACTGCACCACCCCTGCCGGTTTATTCCCCATGGCATCATGAACCTTCTTTCTCTTGTCCATAACAAAAGCAAGGCTCTCCGCAATTTGTGTGGTCATTTCTTCCAGGGTCACCATTTTTGTGATAACCATAACGGCCGCGATATCGTGGAGAAGGGCAAGATTGTTCAGGTCCTGGCGATCGAGGTTGTCCAGGGCAGTTTGAATCTTATCTATTTCAGTCATTATTGCACCGTTTTAAAGAATTCCCAGGCAGAATCGGCGTCCAATACGGAAACTGTCTCTTGGGAAATATCCTTCCTCATTTCTTTTGCCTTTTCAAAACTGGAAGGAAGGAATTCCACGATCTGCTTTTGGGTAGTGAACCCTTTCTCGATCAACAGCGTGATGATTGTATGCGCCAAAGCCGTTGTTTGAACGTCGGCTTTATCCAGATCGTTTATCGCCTTCCAGATTTTTTGAATAGCGGTCTTCAAGTCTGTTTCTGCCACAGATTATTCACCCCCTTTTTATTTTCCTTGGCCCATTGCCGTGCTATCTCGCGGTCAATTTCTTCCTGTGTAGACTCGATCCCGATATAGCAAGTGGCCTGCTCCATAATGCGGACTATTTACTTTGCCCTTACGAAGTTTTTACGAAATATCTCGTATGGAGTTGCGCTTTGATGGTTCACGGAAGTCTCCTGAAAAAAGAAATTGGCTTAGCCGAATAATCACCCAGGCCATTATGGCCACAACCAACATGGCCGCGCTTGCGATTATGGATCCGAGTTCACGGATCATATCTTCCCCTCAGTTAAGCGATACCAGTTTGCGAATCGATCTTTCAAACTGTTTACGTCGTGCCTTTTTCCTGTAAAATCGAAATACAATAACCTTTGGGATGAACCATAAAACGAAAATAACGACAACGCACAGGCTGAAGAGGCTCCACAGTAATGTCCATACAGGTTTGGGAAGTTTTAACATCCGCTATTGTCATCCATACTGGCCAAATGTATGACTAAAATGATAAGTAAAGCTATCCCCATGCCACCAAAAAACCATAACCAATTCATGCAAGTTTCCATCTCTCTCCTTGAACTCGTATTTCGTTCATTTCAACCATCCCATCAAGGAAGCGAAGGCGGCCGCATTGAGGGCAAACGCAAAAAGTAAAAATGAGCTAACACCGTCCTTCAGCAATGTCCTCGACCAAATGGTGACCCCCACAAGAACCGTGTTCGCAAAACATAAAGTGGTTAGAACCTCCAGTGTCGTTTCCATACACACATCTCCACATTGATGATTAAAAACTCCCCCTATTTTGCGCTACAGGGGCAGGCCCTTACCCCCAGGCGGTGCGGGGGGAGTATCGCCGCTCATTTTAGGAGGACCGTCATTGCCTTAAAAATCCATCCAACTGTGCGTAGGTTGATCTGGATTAAATCGATATTCCCAAATAGCCCATATCGGGGCTCCAATAAACGCCATGCCAATCGCAATAAACAGTAACCAAAACAGCTGGAATAAACACGCTATCAGTATTAGGTATAAAATCAGAATTGAGATAATAAGAAAAAGTTTCATCCCGCGACCTCATCCTTTCATGCCATTATCCCTCCAGCCATTCAACGGCCTTATCGTAAGCCTCACCATATCCATCCCCCACATGACGGTACAGATCGCTCTGCATCTCACGCGGCAATGACTTATAGCAGACATAACAAAACGACCTTCCCGGCTTTTTCGGCCTGCCATCTCCCCCTCCCATACATCCCTCAGGCATTATGGCGAGATCGCCTTCCCCAACGACCATCTGGTGAAGATTTTCTATAGAAAGCTGGTTTCCGTCTTTGTCTTTCATGGATTTTCAGCCTTTCTGGAGGGTTTTACTGTAAGTTACCCTGTAGAAAAATGAATTAAGCCTTACTTTGGGTTTATCTAACTCCCTCTACCCATCCTAGTTAAATGTCATACATTAGTCACTTTGCTTTAGCTCTTTAAAACTGCTTAAGACCAAGTATTACCAAGTATTTTTACATGACATAACTTATTGATTTAACTCACGATCCGCAATATAGGTAAAATTTCTTTACGTAAAGTTTTTTTACCTATATTTCTCAATAGGTAAAGTTTTTTTACCTATATTTCCGGGCAATCGTCGAAATAGGTAAAATTTCTTTACCTATATTTCATTTTCTATATACATATATACTAAGGACCATTTTTCGCACATTTTGCCTGTGGCCTTAAGCCCTGGGGAAACGGTCACTCTGCCCTCGCTCGTATCCCATTTGGCTTTATCACCGAGCTTCAAGGGTGGCCGGTCGGCCTAACAAGATGCTGCGCCCACCAGTATCATAATCACTATCACTGAAAGTGATGCCTCCAGGTTCTTGCCCCTTCTTAATCCGGACATCCACATCACACGCGCCCTCGTGAGTCTTTACGGCCTCCCGGGCAATCCTCACAGCATCGTCCCCGCTCACCGCATTGTACGTGACGGAGATCGTCACCCGATACATAGGCGTCTTCTGTTCATCCTGTTCATCCGCAACCGCACTCGCTCCAGTAAAACAGAAAAGAAACACTAAAAAAGCTGTAATTATCAATCTCATCACAACCCCCTCTTCATGGTTCTAAGATTTGGTACCTCCAAACTTCATACGCCTCTTCAACATCCAATAACGTCTTCAGTGCTGCCTCCATCGGTTTCTTCCCCATGTAAAGATAAATCTGGTATATAGCCTGTGCCGAATCCCATTGGGGTATATATGGGGAAAAATCATTGATAACATCAATGTCTACAAACTCATAACTCCTGGTTTTGAAATTATAAAAACCAACTTCCCCTGCGATACATACAGAGCTGCAGAAAAGAACGGCCAGGATAATTACCCCAAAAACCTTCTTCATGCTTCTTCACCTCCTTATCACCCGGTCCATTTCTCCCTAAAACAGGAGAAGTCACTTTCCATCTCTAAAGAATGGGAACGACAATGGCACAACCTGACCCCTTCATACTGGGCACCCATGTATATCCTGACGGGATTCCAGTACCTGCATTCTGGACATGGGGGCGCTTCTATCGGAAGCCTCTCTGGTTCTTCCTTGAAATCATCCCAGGGCTTCCATGTTGTAACAGCAGCTTTCTTTTTGGCCATATTTTCCTCCTGCCCTGTGCCGCCTTCCGGCGTCACGAGAGAAAATAAATCACTCTACCGGAAGCAGCTTAAAAATGATTCGGTCATTATTGATCCGTTCCACCTGAAGCCTGCTCCCTTTAACCATCACAACTTCACCCACCTGGAAGATACCCCTTGACTTCGGGTATTGCCGCCTTAATTGATTTACTCTGTCTGCAAAATCTCCACCATCAAGAGCCTCAAACCGCTCAAACCTTCCTTCACCTGTGTCCATATCGATCCTCCTTAATCGCAATGTGCCGGTTTATGCTTGGGGCAAACCCGATCAATAAATACCCGTCAACCCTTATGGGCGGTTGATAAAAAGCAACAGGATTCCTCCAATTTTTTCCCTTTCGATAAATCAGCCTGGCTAATCGCAGTGATACAATAGAAAGCCAAAGCTGACTGTCAGTATCTCTATTCCAGAACCCAACAACACTCTTCCCATATGTGTACGCAGTATCCATATTTATTCACATCCTCCAGGTATCTCCATAATGTTTCCAGCTGTACCACTCACAGTAAATCACCCCGAAAACACAAATTAAAACCAAAATCACAAGCCCCCACCAGCTCATCAAAAAATCCAGGATAATACCCATATCTCGTCACATCTTTCTGGCCTTACCAAACACAAAACAGGTTTTTTATGTGCATTATAGGCACAGCAGAAATAAAACGTCAAGAAAAAAATCTGCCCTATTTTAACTTTTTTCGCCTATCGGTTTCCTCGATTTCGGCTCCCTAGATATCGGAATTTCAGGATAAAAAATTGTGGTTAGTACCCGGCGACGGCAAGGCCCCCCCGGGCTTCCCAAACAAGCGGAGGGGGGGGTCAAGCTATTGATATCACAACATAAATAAACCAAGCCGATGACTTTATAGGGTATAAAGTAGGCTCGCTGATCGTGTCAAAGTGGGTATGTCGATATACCCATTAGTGGGTATGGTCATATACCCATTATGATTGCATGATAGTGGCCGTCATCAATTCCTGTCCCCTCCCCCTCCCCTCTATAGATATCTCTCTCTTGCATTGTCCTATTGTCCAGCTTATCAGTCGGTTATCCCATACCCTGGGTGTGTCACAAGGCCATGACGATGTATCCTGTTGATATCCTATGGCATGGTATAGGCTCAGGGGTGTGGTGTGCTGTGGGTGTGCTGGG